AGCGTAGTAGATGATGTTGTCGCCCATGGTCTGCTCGTTCGATACGATGTAGTCGGCGAGGATGGTCTTCACCATTTCTAGGGCAGTCTGGAAGTCATGCGTAAGGGTCTGCTCATGCACGTCCTCCGTACCTGCTGCCTCGTTAAAACTTAGCTTGATAGCCTTGTCATCGGTCGCACCGTCCACCTTTGCTTTCAAGAAGGTGGCGTTCTTGACCTCGTTGAGGACTGCCGACTTTACGATTTGAAATTTTATAATCATAGTCTTTACTTATTTTAATACCACTGGTTTGTTATCCAATATCACTTCCCCTGTCATATCTAGCAAGGTCTTGCCGCTAGGCGAAGGTGGCTCTACTGCATAAATCAGCTTGATAGCCTCATTCAGCTTATCGGTCATACTCTCTGCATATTTCTTGGCTATATCTGGTGCAGTTACACTGGTTACTTGATAGGTAACATAGGAAGAAGCATAGCTTTTGAAATTGCTAGCTATGGCATCGACAAGCCCAGTCTTAGCCCTTCGGCGAGTCAGCACGATGTTTACATTGAAGTCGTTATCCATATAGCAAATTGCCAAGTCGGAAAAGTTGCTTACGAAAGACTCCATGGCTTCTTTTAGATACGACTTCAGGATGTCTTCCTCGGCTGTAGTCAAGGTTACACTTGCAAACAAGATATTCCCCTGCTTGTCTGCCGTCCTCTTTCCGATAATAGAGAGGCTTCTTCTTACCTCGTCTTTGAGGTCGCTGTAATTTACTGTTATCGTTTGAATGATTCCTGCCATACTTTATGCTACTTGATTGTAACCATTGAAGAATTGGTTTACGGCGTTCTGGTCTGCGCCCTGCACAATGCCGTTCTCGTCCACCTGTCCGCCGCCTTGCTGCATAGCCATCTGTTGTTGCTGTGCGTACATCTGTTCCAGCTGAGCCTGCTGCTCCTGCACGCTAGCCAGCAACTTGTCGGCGTATGGCTCGTTCACGTTCTGCAAGTACTGCACAAGGTTGATGGCACCCATGCCGAGCAATTCCTTTAGCTCGTCGTTCTGCATCGTGTTGTATGCAGCCGTGGCAGCGGCGTTCTTGATGCTAATCTTAAAGTGAATATCCCTAGCAGAAAGTCGGTCGTACTTATAGATGTTCAGACCGTCCTTGTCGAAAATCTTTCTTCCGTCCTCGTAATATTGCTGAATGGTGGAACATTTCTTCATTGCCAGTTTTTCTGTGAATATCTCCATGTCAGAGAGGATGGTGAAGAGCGAGGTGGTTGCGTTCTGACTTTCTTGTGCGTATCTTGCCGCCGAAGTTCCTGCGCTTGGGGTCTTTCCCTGCAAGGCACCGCTCACGTTCGTCACCTCCCTGATAAGGTTCAACTCTATCTGTAGGAGTTCGTTTGTGCCTATGTTCACGGCGTTCGAAGTGATAATCTCTGGCTTCACGTTCGGCATCGTTCGCTTAGGCGTGTAGAATATCCATCCATCGTATTCCACTGCCTCCTCCATGAATTTTTGCGGGCTCTTGCCGTTCAGCACGGTGGTAGGTATCATCTTGAATCCCTTGAAACTGCTGCGTATAGCCATGTCGTTCATCACGATCAATCGGTTGATGTATCGCTGCTGGTCTATCACGTTCGTCATGAATGGGTGAATCTCGCCGTTGATGTATGGATAGAGCTTGATGGTGAAAGGATGGCTCTTGTAGTCATAGGGTGTTTCTCCTTGGCAGAGCACGGTTCCGTCTGGCGCCATGAAGGTATAGTACCAGTACTTGTCGGCGATAGGTTTCGACTTGATGTAGGCTCGTTCTTTCTCGGGTATGCCCATTTCGTCATACTGCTGCTTGCGTTTCTCGTTGTCGCTTTTCAGCTTGGCTATCATCGCCGTGTCACTGAGGTCTATGCGGAAGTAGGCATTGTTTGTACTGGTGGCAATAGGGTCGAAGCATTGCAGCCTAGGCTTAGTCTCAGCCGTCCAAACCTCAATCACTCTCGAATAGTGTCTTCCCTTGTTGGAGAAGTCGAAGCTAAGGTTGTTCAAGTCCTTTTCCTCGTTAAACTCATATCCGTAGCCGTAATCCTCTGCCTGATGAATGTCGAAGATAACGTTCAGGTCGTCTTCCGTCAAGCCATACTCCTGCTTGGCGAATTTCTGGTATAAGTCTTCTCGGCTCACATCGTGCAAGCAGCCTATCAAGCTGATGTCGTTGTGCCTTGGGTCGCTTCCGCACTCGAAAAACACATGGTCTGGCTCCATCATGTCCGTCCAAGAGTCGGGCATTTCCAGTTCCCTGTCTTCCCAGCTCTCCCTAGCCACCATCATTCCGCCTTGCAGGTAGTCCTTCACGAAGTGGTTCAGCAGGTCCTGCATGCCTGTGGTCTGCCAGTTGCATTGCATCGTGGCGCTCATCATGTCGCTCAGCTGTCTGGAATCGTTGTCCCTCGCAAAGCAAACAGGCTCCGTGCCTTGCTTGGCATAGAGACCTGTTATTGACTCCAAGATGCTAACCATGATGTTGTTGCTCATCGGTGTCTGGTTGCGCCTCTCCATATAGGTGCGCTCGCTCATTTCCTCCCAGTAGCCATTGTGGTACACTCTGATAGTGTCGCTCCATTGGTCGCCGTTGCAGTATCTCATGGTTCTTGCTCTGGTCTCACGCACACCGCTGAGGTTGTTCCAAGAGTTTCGGCATCGGGTCAAAAGCTCCCAGTCCTTGCCGTGCTCTTGTCGGCGTTTGCGAGCTTTCACCGAGTCGTATTTGTTATGCTGTGGCATCACCTCGCTGAGTGTCAGTAATCTTGCTTTTGCCATATATTCTTACACATTATTAATAATATTGCGCAAAAATACCCCAATTTGAACCTTTCTTTGTCGATACCACGATTACCCATAATTGCGAATCGTGGTATCGGTAAAATGCCTTTCATTTCTTTGCATCTTTGCGGCAAATTTAAATGTTTAATTTCTACGATAGTAGATAATTGATTCAAAAAAAATGACAGAAGAAGAAAAAGCAAAACAGAATGCAGATGGTACAGCCGAGGCAGCTGTACCTGCTCAGTCTTCCGAGGCTACACCTCCAGCAGATGAGCGACCTAACCGCACGGCGTTCTCCAAGCGTTTCGCCAAGCGACACTCAGATGTTGACTTCGAGGATAAGGAAGCACGCTATGGTGCAATGAACGATGATGCCGACCTTCTTTCTCGCTATGAGGAGAGCGGTCAGGCGCTTTCCAAGGTGTTCGATAAGCACAAGTGGTTGGCAGCTCTCGCCATGGATATGGAAAAGAATCCTGAGGATAATCCTTTTGATGCCATGGCTCGCTTGGGCATTGACATTCGTACGTTGCTCGATGATCCAGAGGGTGGCAAGAAACTCGCCGACATTCTCACCAAGCACAACGAGGCTGTAACTGAGCAGAACGAGGCTTCCGAGCGAGTGGGCGAGAACATGAAGAAGTCCTTGCAGCGGCTCATCAAGCTTTATCCAGACGAGGCACAGGATATGTGGAGTCAGATTTATGAAATCCACGACCAAGTGGAGAGTGGCGACATTCCAGATGATGTTTGGAAGATGCTCCACAATGCCAACAACTACGATTCCGACATTTCTTCCGCCCGAGACGAGGCTGCCATGCAAGCCCGAAACGAGAAGATTCAGAATAAGGTTCGCTCGTCCGCTTCCGAGGGCATTCCTCCTTCACTATCTAGCTCTGGCGCAGGGAACAAACCAGCCAAGAAAAAATCTCAGAAGAAGAACGGTTTCTTCGAGGGTCTTACCTATTAAGCAATATTAATCCATAAATATAAGTAAAAGATGAAGAAAGTAATTAATTATTTTTCTAGTGGTCAGTTCATCTGTAAGATGATTCTGATGCTTCTTGCTGTTGTCACTGGCGGTGGCTTGATGGCTGTGGCTGATAAAGTCGAGCCTGATTTGAATGAGCCTGGTTCCCGACCTGCATCAAAGGAGGAGGTAGCAGGAGCAGAAAATGTAGATAAAACGACCGAAGACTTGCTAGCCCCTGGTGGAGGTAACGCAGGTATTGATTTGACCGGCACACAGGGGTCTGCAACCCAAATTGATAAAGGTGGCTTGGAAGAGGAAGATTGGGATACTGAGGTCATTAAGTATCACCCTTATCGAAACCCTATGCTTTCCATCGTCCGCAAGTTCACCAAGACCGTTCAGTGCAAGGGCTACAAGAAGAAGCACGCACGTTATGGTGGAGAGACCCTTGACGGCGAGGTTACAGCAGAGATTGCAGCAGGTGCTACTATCAAGCTGACTCGTTCCAACTTCTCTGGTTCGCTGAAACCATTCTACAAAGGCTCTACCGTCTTTGCGCCAGACATCGCAGGTTATGCAGAGAACTCACAGACAAAGACAGAAGGTCGTTTGATGCTTTTGGTTACAGGCACCAACGAGACTCGAACAGAGATTACATTGCAGGCTGTCAATGGACCAGCTGTTTCCGAGGGCGAAGATACCGAGTACTTGGAGAACATGACCTGTCCTAGGATTCCTGTAGGTACACGACTCCTTTGTGGAGCAACCGCTCTGTCTGAGAGCCAGATGAAGGTGCCTACCGAGAACTATCAGCCACGTTCTAAAGAGGTTTATCTCCAGAAGAAAGCATTCTCCATCGTCTTCACAGATGAGTTCGAGAAGGTCGAGAAAAAAATTCCACACAGCGTTTCCGATATGAAGGAGGATGGTCTCGACAAATTCCTCTTGCGTGCAGAGCGTTCATATTGGATGGGTAAGCAGCGCCGTATTCATTCCCTTACTGAGGATGGTGCTGCCGAGTACACTTATTTCGCTGAAGGTGTATTGAATCAGGTTACTACCCAGTACGGTATTGGCAATGTTTATAACTACGAGGACTTGACCGCTATCAGCATGATGATGTTCACTGACTTCGCCGAGAGCGACCACATCTTTATGTTCTGTGGCAAGAACGCCATCAAGCGACTCATGAACATCAAGATTCCAGAGGGTCGCACAGAGGTACTTACCACCCATGAGGAAATCAACATCACATTCTCACGTTACAAAGACAACTACGGAACTATTGATTTCGTTTGGGATCAGACGCTCGACTTTATGAATATGGAGGACTGCATGGTTGGTGCCGACTTCAAGGGGGCTCGTCACTATGTGAAGGAGAAGGGCAAGGATAAGACCAACGACATGAGCAAGGATGGACACGACCCAAGAGAGGCTAAGCGATACATGCACATTGAGGCAGATTGCATCGCTCTCCGTGGCTTCAACTCTATCTTGGTGGGTCCTACTGCCTTTATCACCAATCTTGGCGTGAATGGCATTGTAAACACCATTGTATCTGTGGCAGAACTTCCTAAGGTAGCAGCCAAAGGTGCTAAGTTCGCCTTGACAGCCGACTATACAGACAGCGATTCTGTTAAGTACGAGAAGGGAAAGGTTTACGTTTACAACGGCACCAAGTGGGAACTCTACTCAGGTATGGATGTTGCAGCGTAAGGCTTCTTTTCATACTTCATCAATATAAAAAATCAAGCAAGGGGGCAGGAGTGAAAGCCCTGTCCCCTTTGTGATAAAACAAAGAAGAAAATGATTAAGACATACAGATATAATGAACTTTGCAACAGCGTGAGCCATATTCTTACAGGACTTGGTGGCAACACAATGCGCTTCGACTTCACGCATGGCAACATTGCTGGCAACAAATATCCAGAAGTCACACTTCGCAACCGATATGCCCAAGACTTGTTGGAGGGGCACGAAATTTTCAAGAAAGGAAAGGTATCATTGGTTCGTTCTACAGCCGAGCCATCTGATGTAGTGGATGATACGCCGACCGAGAAGAAGCAGGAGACAACCGAGGAGGTAAAGAATATCCGTACCGCCGCTGATGTCATTGCTTACATCAACGAGCGTTTCGGTAAGGATTACAGAACGCTTGCCAAGGCGATGAACCTAGCTTCAAAGTCGGGAATCATCTTCCCAGACTACAACGAGTAACAATATATATAATAAGGTGAAATGAAAGTGTCTGACATCATAAAGGAAGTGCGTTGGCGCATAGACGAGGAAACCAACAACACATCGGAAATCACCGATGACAAGGACGACTTGTATATGGGCAATATCATCGAGGCGAATATCCCCGATGCCTTGCATTGGATAGCCGTAACTGCCACATCTTCTTCCGCACTCTCTGGTTCTACCACGACAACCAAGAAGAACGATGATTCTTCCACGGAATCCAAGAAGGAGAGCGTTCCATCTACAGCATCTACCACCACGACCATACAGGTGGAAGCTTACGAGAATAGCGATGATATAGGTGTTATCACAATGCCAGAGAGCGTTTCTGTTTTCAATATCAATCGTGTTCGAGGCAAGGGATGGCACAAGGCAGTAGTGCCAGTGGAAGATACAGACGATGAAGCCTTGATGATGTTCGATGATACTGCCAAGGGAACTTTCGATAGACCGCTAGCAGCCATCATGCGAGTCAATCCGCTCAAAGTGCTCATTCAGCCAAAGCCATCAGACGATGGTTCCGTTACCATTTCCTACGTAGGAGTGCCTACCGACCTCACAACATCTTCCGATGGAGAAAAGACGGTAGAAATCTCCGACACCTTCAAGGGTGCATTCATCCATTATCTCGCCTTCCTGTTGCTCTCAGCCTACAATGATACCAAGGCTAGCCAGATGTACACGATTGCCTTGCAGCAGCTGGGCGTAAGTCAAACCTCAAAGTGATAAAGTAGTATGGAGTATGTATCAACCAACTATAGCGAGGAAGAGCTTGCATGGGTATCTCCAGAGATTACCTTGCATCGTGACATCTATCTGATGGTTACCTTGCAAACTCCAGGCAAGCTTGTCATTCGCCAAGATTGCGGCGATGGCAGAAAGCCCAAGGCTCCCCTCTGTCCACACAAGAACACGACAGAGTTCAAGCTTCGCATCCGTGTAATGCCAGAGACTGCAAAGATTCAGTTATTCACTTCTTCACAACCAAAAGAAATCAAATATGCCTACATTTAGAGACGATATTAAACTAGGTAGCAAGGTGCCGATGACGAAGACAGACGACATCAACGACCAAGCTATCACCACCGTCAAGATTCGTGACGGCAATGTTACGACAGAGAAGTTGGCGGATGGTGCAGTAAGTTCCGACAAGCTACCCGATGGAGCGATCAAGACCCCTAAGATAGCAGACGGTAACATAACGACCGGAAAGCTAGCCGAGTTATCGGTAGTTACTTCCAAAATAGCCGACCAGAACGTAACCACCGAGAAACTTGCCGACCAATCGGTAGATAACTCCAAGCTGTCTCCTTCGTCCGTCACCTACGACAAGTTAAAGGACAAATCAGTTATCACCGAGAAGCTGAACGACAGAGCCGTAACTACAGAGAAGGTTGAGGATAAGGCTATCACTAACCACAAGCTAGGAGATTCTTCTGTTAATACAAGAGTGCTACAAGATGCCAGTGTCACAACCGATATTCTAGCCAATGATTCTGTTACGTCAGACAAGTTGGCTACGGAGGGTGTGACAAGAGATAAAATTGCAGAGGCATCAATTACGCTCGACAAGTTAGCAGACAATTTGAAGAAACTCATCCTTGCAGCCATCGGTCTTCCAGACGATTTAGTGGAGCAGATTCAAAATGTAAATGACTCCATCCACAACCTGCAAGCCCAAATAAATGAGTTCATTCCTATTACTGACTTAGAAATTGACAAGGTGGTGGAAGGAACTTATGTTCCAGTAGAACCAATTACTCCTCAGACAATCGAACATAGACTCCACAACGTGGAGCAAGAGGTTGAAACCATCAAAAAGTCAAATATGAAGCCAGATGAAGTTAAAAACATCTTAACATAACACATCTTATGGAATACTTAGATAAAATTGGATTGTCAACCCTTTGGGATAAAATTAAATCCTATATCAATGGGCAAAACTTTATAAAAAGTTCAGAAAAAGGCTCTGCGAATGGTGTCGCCTCGCTGGATTCACAAGGTCGTGTGCCTATAGCTCAACTCGGAAACTTAGATATGTCACTTTTCAAGGTAGTAGATGCTTTACCGACAAAGGACATCTTGGCGAATAGAATTTATCTCATCAAGTCATCATCTTCAAGTACGAAAAACGTCTATGCTGAGTATATCTATACAGGTGATGTGTTCTCTACTTATGATGAAAGTAAATGGGAGAAACTGGGTGAGTATAAAGCTGATGTTGACCTAACACCTTATGCGAAGACCGCAACTGTCAATGCTGCCTTAGAAAAAAAAGTTGATAAGGTGTCAGGGAAAGGATTATCTACAAATGACTATACAACAGCAGATAAGAATAAGCTAGCTGGAATCCCAGATTTTATAGCTATCTCTGATGAGTATATCAATTCGCTAACTTAATGAATTTATAATATGGAAAAGAAATATTTAAATGACTCTGGGGTCGTGAAGTTATGGGACAAAATGAAGTCCCATGTCAAGGACACCTCGGATAATTTACAGAAGAGCATAGACAGTAACAAGGAGAAAATCACTGCCAACAAGTCTGCTCAGGATGCCAAGAACACTTTCTTGGATGAAGGTATATCCAAGTTAAACACTCGTGATGACCAGATTACCGAGTCTTTGAAAAATATCGCTGTAACAGGTGGCGCTAGCGTTGCCACTGCTGTTACCTATGACAATAAAACATCTAATCTTGATGCGGCCAACGTTCAAGGTGCAGTGGATGAATTGCAGACAAAAAAGTTCGACAAGAACTCCATTGTACAGGAGACAGGTGATGCCGAGGACAAGGTAATGAGTCAGAAAGTGGTGAGTAACAAACTCAGCGACTTATATCGTAAAGCGTACATTATAGCAGGTGGTAACATCAAGCCTATAACGATTAAAAAAGAATTGATAGACAAGGTTGAGCATATCAAAGTCAGCATTGTTACAGATGAAAATGTTGATATAAGATATGATAATAAACGTTTTGCCGTTGACACTTCGACCAAGGAGTTAGATTATGCCAACCCATTACAAAAAAAAGAACTTTTTGTAGCCATCAATGTTGAAACTAAGCAGCTTGTGATGAAGGAGTATAACAATATGCTCGATAATAACGAGTATTATTTGTTTTCCTTGCATTCTTTGTTTGGTGCAAATCTTCCGCTTGATTGGGTAAATTACGAAGGGTTTGATAATAATATCCTTTCTAATAAAGTGGATGGCTTAGAAGAAGCAATCGGTAAATTCGATTCTATATTTATGTTTAATCCAAATTATATTTATGAACCAAAAATTGCTACATTAAAAAAGAAAACGCCATACGGATATTCTCCTAAAAACAGTCCATTGGTACTTTTATGGTTTAGCGATTTGCATGGTAATATTAATAATTTAAAAAGAATTATAGAGTGGAAAGATAAGTATTCAAGTTATATTGACGATATACTAAATACAGGAGATACAATAACAGATAACATAAGTAGTTATAATACTGACTATATCAATTATTTATCCAATGGAGGAACAAAAGTTTTAAAAGCAATAGGAAATCACGATGTGTGTGCATCTGATTTCAGTGCATATAAAGGATGGAGTGGAGTTCCTTCCGAAACAGTAAAAACCATATATGACAAATATATAAGTAAGATAGAAGATTCTACTATAGTGAAGCCAGATAATGTTGAAACTGGCAAAAGCTATTATTATAAAGACTATGTTGGCTTAGGAAAATCTGATTCTGCAATAAGATTGATAATATTGGATTCTGTAATAAACAAATCGGCAATAATCAGTTCAGGAAGTGGCGCAAGCACTGTCTCAACTGAAACATATCAGAAAGAACAGAGTGACTGGCTATCCAATGTTCTAAATGATGCTAAAGAAAAAGGCTATGCCGTTATATGCGCTCACCATTTCAATGCAAAAACAACAGAATTTAATAACGAAACTGGTTTTATTAATAGAACAAACAAACTCAATCCAAATGCCGACTGTTGTACTCCAGAAGATTGGTTGGATAAAATAGATACATTTATAAATAATGGTGGTGATTTTATTTGCTGGCTTTGTGGACACGTACATCAAGACTATTTAGGTATCATTGATGGGCATAATAATCAAATCCAAATATCAATCATCACAGCTAGCACTAGATTAGATAGTGCAGAATCGGGAGAGCCGGCACGTCAAACTTGTACAAAGACTCAAGATGCATTTGATATAATTGCTTTTGATACATACTATAAATACATAAGATTAGTTCGTGTAGGATGTGATTTTGACAATTTCGGTCATAAATTAGATATGCTCTGCATAGATTACAAGAACAAGACTATTTTATGAGAAAGAGAAATGCGATGTGCATAGATTGTCCTCTAAGTAGCTGACTTTACACATAGAAATGGAGAGCTAAAACAGCTCCCCATTTCTACCTTTAAATCTCTCGCACCCATAATTAAGCAGAAACTCCTGTATCAAACCTTGTTGTGCTTTCGTGCTGAAATTCCTACGATGCGTGTCATCAACTTCTGAATGGCACTTAATACACAGACATTCAAGATTACTTTCATGATTGTCAGTCTTGTCTCCATTACGATGATGTACCTGTATAAACTCGCTTTCGAAAGGATTCATTACCTTAACGCCACATCTTTCACAAGTGTAATTATGCTTCTCTCGAAACTTTAGACTAATCTCTCTCCAGTCACGAGTATAGCCATTCACGTCAACTTCTACTTCTTGTTGAGGCTTGGTTGGTGCAGGATGCGCTTTTTTAAGAATTTCCACGAACTCATCAGAAGTAGTATTCTTGTCTATATTTCCAAGTAAAGCTGCACAATATTTACATAAAGGTAACTTGTCAATCTTCTTGTCTGTATTATTATCGCTAATGTCTATCACCCAAACAGGCATATCATTGGCTTGTCTGTATTCGGGTATCTCACCAGCACTGTTCATGAAATCCGTTATTACTTGGCATTTACAGATATGATAGCGTGGAATTTTGTATCTAGCAATGTTGTACTTTCTTTTATACAGAAACACACGCTGCTCTGCCCCAGTGTCAGGATCAATATTAAATATACCGGTATCGTCTATCTTTAATCGACCATGTTTTAAGTCGCCAAGGGTTACATCTTTCGATGAGACCACTCGATAGCCTGTGTTTGAAACTGGAGCATTGATATTTATTCCTAACGAGATAAGCTTGGCACGTAAGGCATCAAAGCTAGTTAAACCTTTATCTTCTTCCATGATAATTTCTCCTATTGTTTATTTTTGCCAACAAAGTTTTCCAACAGCTTTTCGCTATCAGTAATAATTCTAAATTCTACTCGTCTAGACTTAGCCAAATCAATCCGCTTATGACTATCATGAACATATTCACCTTGTGAGTCCAAGGCTTTTCCATACGATAAGCCGTTGGCAGTAAACCAATATTCAAGCAAAGCTTTTTCCTTTGGTGTGTACTTTTTGAACTCTGGCAAAGAGCGAAAGAATCTTAGTACATTCAATGCTCTCTTCTGAGACAGAATCACATTGGCGATGTAAGGATCCTTGTCTAGTTGAGGATAGCCCCAATCGTCCGTATGCCCCTCGATACGAATCTCTGTTATATGATTTCGCAAGCTATCATTCAGTAAAATATCAAAGTATCTAGGCAAGAAGTCTGCCAACACCTTTTGAAATTCAGGTGAAAGCTGGTCTGAACCTTGCTGAAACAACACTGAGGCATTCTTGAATTTCATAGACAAATCACTGCCGATTGACATTTGCCATTTCGCAGTGTCGCCCTTAAACTTGCTAACCAATTTGTCATGGAGGTTTTCCTTGACCTCCACATAATCTTTCAGTGTAACCGAATGTTCCTGTACCTTACTTATATAAGCAATGGCAACGAAAAGAAATATTACCATTAATCCTGTCATAAGATCTGATACAGACATCCAAATATTATTTTTTGCCATATTTATCTGTTGATATATTTACCAGCCATTGAAGCAATGAGGTTATCAAGACTAGCCAAAGTTGCACTTAGTCTATTGTAGAAACTCTTGTCGATGTTTAGAATCTGTTTGTTCAATTCTTCGCTACCACTTTGAATGATACCTACGCCATCTTCCATGCTCTTCTTTGTTGACTGCCAAAATTGCTCATTATAGTTTCTGATGCTATTCAATTCCTCCAGTTTGTTGATAAGTCGTTGAACATCATCTTTGAACACCTGTACACCATGCACCCAATCGTTCAACTTGTTAGTGATGGCATCTTGTTTCTCAATTCCGTCCTTGGCAAGTGAAGCTGATTCAGATAGGTTCTTTGATATTTCAATAAACTTCTTGTCATTAACCATGGCTTCTTCTAATGCTGTAACGAGTTGCGCAAGTCTTCCACCGTTACCTACTAGCTTCTGAGCATTTTCTGAAACCTCTTGCATCGTGTTGGAAGAATCCTCGAAATCCTCTTCCATCTGATGATATTGCTTGGTAAGGCTTTCAATCATAGCCTTATTTTCTTCCTGCCATGTGTTTAGTTTCTCAACGCTCTCGTTCAACTTAGCGAAGTTCTCCTGTACCAATCTACTGATAAGGGCGTTCATCTGTTTTTGGAACTCCTCAGTAACCTTTTTCATAACTTCAACCAAGGCTTCGGTATTACTCTTCTTAAGCAATTCGCTAAACTCATCAAACTTATCGGTAAGTAGCTTGTTGGTTGCTTCCATCTTGTCTTCGATGTCATCTACTTCCGAACGCAAAATCTGGCTGAATTTCTTTAGCTCCTCATTCATTTCATCAAAAGTTGAAACATTGGAAGACTGTGCGTCAACGATTTCTCCGAGTGATTCCTCTATACGTTTATTACTCGCTTCATAGTTAGAGGCAAGTAAAGATATAGTATTTAGCGATGTGGATTGTTCTCCTTCTAGCAAAGAGATACGAGCTAATTTTGTGTCAATGTTGGTTACACAGCCAGCAATAGATTTGTTGATTTCAAGAATTTGGTTAAAGAATGAAGCTTGTGCCATACCCATCTGGCTCATTTCATTTCTGTTTTGAACCAAAGTTGAAACCAATGTAGTACTCATTTCTCTAACCCCCTTGCCAAGTTCCTTGATTGCAGCATCAGTAGAAGAGATACCTCCATCTTCTTTGTCAAACTTAATGTCTGTGCAGCAATGGCGAAGAATCAAGGAACCACCCATACCACAAAGTGAAGTGAAGAAAGCCGTCTTCAATCCACCCAACAATATAGGTATGTTTCTTGTTAAATCACTCACATCGAATCCTGCCAATCCTATGGTAATGCCTAGGAATGTTCCAAACACACCAAGAGTGGAGACTATAGAAGGGAAAGCATCTATAGTTCGTTTGTGTTTTTGTAAAAACTCTTCTTTGGCAGTCTTCGTGATATAGAAGAATACCAAAAATGCACCACAAATGATGATGCAGCTAATCCATGTAATGATGTTCGTTCCTTGTTCTGTCATATTTGTTAAAGCGTTATTTTCCCACAAAAGTAACAAAAATATCTGTAACTTGTACCCTCTGAATACTAATTTTCGCTTAGTTTATATAGAATCTAAATAGTGCTTACTGCTTGTCTGAATCAATCCCCCCAACAAATAACAAGCTTCTTCCCCATACATATTAATAATGTATAGTTCCGATATGTGCTGAACCACATGCAGCATTTCATGACTGAGGCTGTTGGCATACTCCCCAGATGAAGTAGTCCATCCGATAGCCACCACCGTTTTCCTCAAAGAAACATTCGAGTAGGTGAGCCCCTTGTTAGCCTCACCTCTGAGCACGAGATTAGAGGCATCTTCGAGAGGAACGCCCCTGCATCCCAAATCTCGAAGACACCTTCTAACATACATAGCATCTCTAGACCGCACATCATATAGTACATGCACTGTCCAGTCATACCTCTCCAGATATATCTCCTGCTCAGTCATATCTCTTACAATATTTCATCCCAAGGAATGCCAACGCCATTCAGCGAGCAGTCCGCATAGAACCGATTGAAGATGAATCCGTCCTGTTGATCCTCGTCATCCACATAGTCCTTGACAAACTGAGCCAACCCCTTTTCATCTGTAATCGAAGAAGCATAGAAATCGGCTCGGCACATGTTTGCGATGTAGCAAGCATCGTGCCCCACGTTATTCTCTAGCTCTATCTCATACTTGTGCAGAAGTTCTTCCATCTCCTCGTTGTTCATCGGCTTGATAGGTTTCCCATTCTTCCGCATTTGCTTCACTGCCCATTCGCACATCTTCTTATTGAAGTGCCAACCATTGTGTCTGAGATAAGACTTCATTTCCTCTGGCTGATAATCGTAGGCATTCAGCGATTGTCTGTATTTTCTCATAATAGTAATCCTTTAAAAGAAAAGTTTGGCACCGGCATTAATGTCGGAACCAAACCTTTACTTAGTTAATATCCGCCACCTCCACGGTAGCCACCACCACGATAGTCGGGCGCATCACGTTCCATGCGCTCACGCCTCTCCTTTTCCTCGTAGTTCTCATCCTCACGATAGCCGTGTCTCCATCGTCCACGGTAGTCTGGCATCGGATTCCGCTCGCCATATCGGTCTTCCTTCTCATGTTTCATCTTGTCAAGGCAAGTCATAGCCTTGCCACCGAAGCGAAGCATACTCTCGATGTTCTCGTACAAGTCATCAAACTTGTCTTCCGTAATCTCAATCATAACCATAATTCAAAGATTCTTTAGTGAATGGATAGAGTAGGAGATTACTTGTTGACTGCCTTTTCGAGCAAGCCCATCATGCGGTCAAGCTTTCCTTCCATGCCAGAAACCTTGCCCTCCAGCTTCGAAATCTTCTCCGCCTGTTCCTTCTCCTTGGCTATCTGGGGGTTGAGCTGCAGTAGCATTCCCTCGCAAGATTTTACAACCTTCTCATGGTAATCTACGCTCTCCAGTATCGCCCTAGAAGTCCTCAGCATCGCATCCACCTCCGCACTCATCGCATCCTTGCTTTCACTCACCACAAGGTTCTTGTCGTTGGCTATCTGTCCGTTGGCTGGCAACTGCTTGAAGTCCACCTCCTCATCGCCAATTTTCACTTTCACATCTACCACAGATTCCATAGGCTGAGGCGTGAAGCCATTGTTAAACGATGGGTACTTGGTCTGCGGATTGCTTACCGAAACAACCTGTCCGATTCTCAAAGTCGGGTTCTCGCCTTTATCCAAGACATAGAACAATGAATTTTGTCTTAGTCCAGAAAACATAATGTAATCTCCTATCTATTCAATCTTGTTAAACAATACCCGTCATCAGTTGAAGGGTGTTAGTGTCTCTCTCAAACCAGAACTGTAACACGCCAGTACCAGGAATATCAGCCACCGTAAGAGCCTCGCCATTGTACTTAGTCACAGCCTGAGTTACGCCGTTGGTCTCGAAAAGGATTGGCAGCGTTGTAGTCGTGCCAGTCGGAATCGACTGCATCAAGTTCACGAAAATCGTTCCCCTGTAGTTCGCATTCACGAAGGCGTGGTTGCGGAACGAGAAGACAACGTTGTCCGTGTTCACCGTCACGCCCTGTGAAGCGATAGCCGCCGAGCCTCTACGGTTCACCCATGCAAATGGATTCATCCATACCATAGTAGCCTCCTTTCTTAGTTTAACCCCAGAAACCAGCGTTGTTCAAACCGTTCAAACCGTAAAGCCCATACTGTGCAGCGATACAATTAGGCACCGCCGTGAAAGGGCTGTAAGGAGTTGTTACGGTCTCTGGCAACTTGCACTTGATACCTGCCACCTCGCTCTGCAAACCTGCTAGCACTTGGTTAACAGGAGCAAGAGCCTGACCCACAATCTGAGAGGTCATCGCACTAGACTTGAATGTGCTGTTCTCCTCACGCAAGTGGTCGAGCTTGTCTTGCATCTCTCTGAGTTCTGCCTGTCTCTGACCGTCCACGATGGTCTGAGTGCTGTCCTTGATGGCGTTCTGAATGTCGCAAGTCTGTCTCTGAGTCTCGTAAGCCACGCTAGAGAAACCACGCTCCTGACCTACAGCCACGTTGTTGATGGCGTTGTTCAAGGTGCCAGTCTGCTGACACATCGCCAACTTGATGTTACCATCCATTGCCGTGATGTTGTTGTTCACCTTGCAGCAGCAGTCTGCGAGCTGAGAAGCAATCTGCATATTGCCTTGCTGCAAAGCGTTGATAGTCTGCATACCGCTCATACCCACCTGATTGCCCACGTTCTGAACCTGAGAGGTAAGGTTGCTAATGGCGTTCTGAATCTGTCCTTCGGTGCAATTCAGCTGAGTAGCCAAGTTGCTGATGGCATTGCGATTTCCACCAATGGCATCCATCAAGAGAGAGCGACCATAGTCATTGTTGATTTCGTTGGCGAGACCTGCACCACGACCACCGCCGAAGCCATTGCCACCCCAACCGTTGTTACCCCATCCCATCAAGAAGAACAGGAAGATAACCCAGATAAACATACCACCGCAATCTCCCCAGCCACCATTGCCTTTGCTGTTCATGGCGAGAAGCACGTTTGGGTCAACGCCCTGCTTCTGGAGCAGTGGCGCAAGAAGTCCTAGCATACCATTGTTGCCGCTAGTACCTTCATTTCCGAAAACATAAGTTTTGCTTTCCATAAAAAATGATAGATTAATCGTTTCGTCCACTATTGAACTTGTTGCAAAGGTACTCCAAATCCTCGGCGTGACCTAACTATGCTCAAAAATAAATTTGTAAGCAAATATCTATTGAAAATCAATGATTTACGATGAGCAAGAAACTGCTCACTTATTTAGTATTATTCTAAATTTTAAAGAAACCCCGGCATGACCGATACAACTTACCGATATTTTTACTACTTTTGCCAGAAAATAACGCTTATAACATTTATCAATATGAAGAAAATTATAACACTTTTACTTTTCTGTATAGTGGCAATAAATAACTATGCGCAGTATATTTCACCAAAAGAAAAGAATACTTTAAAAAATTACTTTATGAGTATGTGTAGGGAAATGAATCAACAAACACCGATTCGTGTGGATGATACTACAACTCTTATGTATGTAACATTTACAGGGTGGACGCTCTCTTATCATTACAAAATGGCGGACAGATATAATGATTTTACTGATTCTCAGAGAAATTATATATTGTCTGAAATTAAGAAAAATGTCATTACTGGTTGGAAGAGGGAAATAAGAACTTGGGACAATTCTGTAACATATTCTCAATATGTCTCATACTTAGCAAAACTTGGAATTAAATTTAATTATACTTATGTAGATTGTAATAGCATGCCTTTTGGAAATATTACAATAACATGTCGTGATTTAAAATAAAAATTATAAATATGAAGAAATTACTATTATCAATTTATGTCTTTCTAGGATGCTTTATCTTAAGATTAGTCAGCGATTATAAAGCTGTATTTGGTTGGGATGAAGGTGTGGCTGATGATTTGTACCACCCAACGCCTATTGTAAAATTAATCTCAGAAGCAGGAATAGTTTTGCTTGATATGATAATCATCATACCAGTAGCCTTACTTATTAATCGCTGCATAAGTGAGAAGAACGAGTATAAAACATTAATTTCGCTATTAGGTTCTTGTGCGATATATGATATTTTATTTCATATAATCAAACATATTTTTGCTTAGTATGAAGAAAATATTGATTGCAATAATGCTCTGTTTGTTGGCATCTTGTACAGATACTGTTTATATATGTACTGGTTCTTATTCAAGAAGATACCATAAAACAGAGTATTGTAAAGGTTTAAGAAATTGCGGAGGGGCTATTGTAGAGATTAGTAAAAAGGAAGCCGACAGCTCCTTTCGAACTCCTTGCCACATTTGCTATAGTAAAAAGTATAGGATGCAGCATAATAATAAATAATGTATGGAACAGAAATCTGGTATCAAGAGATTTTTATTAAATAGGTATATAAGATATATGGTATGGGCTTTAATGCTAGTGCCAGAATTGTATATGTTTTTCAAAAATGGGAGAGATTTAATTTATCAACAAGCTTTCCCTATCATAGCTATACTAATTCCTTTTATGCTTTCTAAAGGTCTAGGAAGCGAAAAACATGGTTACCATCGAATAAAATATAGATATTTGTATTGGGCATTATCGAATATTGTTTGCTGCTCAATGATGGCTCTTTTGGATTATTATTTTTTTGGAGAGGACTATTTAAGCGAGATGATAACCATCTCTTTGTTCTACCCAGTCGTTTGCTCTCCTTTTATAGTTGCACGAACGTATTATACCAAAGAATTGAATTTGCTTGATTATATTTACCGAAAATATGATGAGCATTTTTTGACTTTTGTCGTATCTATTGTTGTTGGATTCTACGTAGTTACGTTTTTAGTGTTATGGATTAGTGTCCAATTAAAATTTAACTACATATTTTTCCCTTCCAATCATAACGAGGCTTGGATGTTTATTCTCTTGACGATGATAGAAGCAGTATTATATACAATTATTTATTATATCTATTTTTGCTATAAAAAGAAGAACCAAGATTATATATATTATAGATAAAAATAAGGAGTGAGCCTTGCGCCCACTCCTTTTATTTTAGTTCAGCTTATCCAGCTGTTCCACCGCATCCATCATGATCCTGTCAATATTCTCATTAGCAAACTTGATGCTCTCGGTATCAGAGGATTTGTCTCTCAGCTTCTTCCATTGCTCCATCTGTTTTTCGGCAAGCTCAATCACTCTTACCTTCACAGCATCCTTCGAGTTCTGGAAGTGGTAATACTCCCCGATGTTCGATAGTCTCTTGTCAATCGGAACGTTCTTCGCTTTCAGTCTATCCACGTTCGCCATGGTAACCTCCATTTCGTCCTTGTAGTTATACCACTTGCTCTTCGTCCTCTGCAAGCTAGTCTGCTCGCTCGGCGTATAGAAGAGAGAACGGACGAAAGGAACATCCTTGGTCTCGGTATCTTTGCCATGCTTGATAAGCCCAAGCGTGCGCTCCGCAAAGGTAGCCGCACCACCGAGATAACTACTATAGAAGTGCTGCAATCCCGAAGGATTAGTAACCGCATCCAAGAAGCTGTTTCCAAGCATATCCTCATTACCTGGGGCTACACCGTTAGTCCACGCATTAACCTTCTTGTTTAAGTCCAACAACACGTCAGGAGTACCCTTGTAAGCGAGCATCCAAGCTGGCTGATTCTCGTCAAACTTGTTGTCTCGTTCGATAGGAGCACCTTTCCAGTCGCTGTTGTAAGCCCATTCGATAAATGGCGAGGTAGCCGAAGGCATCACAGCCTTCACCGTCTCTTGAACAGGATGCTTACCAAATGAAGCATTGCCAAGGTAATCAGCCACAGGAACTAATTGCGACATGCAGCCCACTGCATCCAAGAAAGGGTTCTTCTGTCCGCTAATGTTAGGCGAGAATGTAAGTCCTGCCACCAAGTCGCCAAGTCCATAGAAGGCTCTTTCCTCGATGGCAAGCGGAATGGTAACAAACTCGCCGCCGCCCACATATACACATAAGTTGTTTCTTCTGATGTAATCTGGCAACTCGCCGTATGGGTCTTTCACTCCCTTGCGGTCTTTCTCGTCCTCGTTGGCGATAAGGAAGTTGTTGAGCAGAGCGATAGCCATACCGCTAATCATAGGACCGCTTGCAATATATCCCAAGGTGCCAGCTGTATTGTTCTTCAAGTTCTTTACAAGCAAGTTGGTACTCTGAATACCTGCGTTGAAGAACATAGAGGTATTTCTGAACCAAGCAGAGGTGTAGCGATAGGTTTGCTTGCGTTTTTCTTCGAACCATCCCATCTCACCATTCTTGAAGCTCTTGATTTCACTACCAGAACCATGTCGGTTGAAGTTGGTTGACACCTCTTTCGCATCGTAAGCACTACGTACTACCGAACGATTGCTGTCTCTGCTGGCACAATAGGTAGCGAAACGAGCCATGTTCTCGGCAATCTCGTTCACATTTTCCAAGTTCTTAAAGATGGCATTGTAGAATCCTTTTCCTACCTTGACAGCTTTGTTGCGCTCTGCCTTGATGTCACGCTTATACTCTTCCGTCCATTCCTTCATGCTCTTAATCTGTACCCAACCTGTTTCGCCGCCGTTCTCCATGAACTCCTTGAAATATCTCTGAATCTTGTCGGAAGTGTCAAGCGTTCCGTTACGATACTTGACAAACAAGCCGAAACCGCCTGTGTCTTTGAAGTCGCTCAGCTTAGAATTTCTGATACCCTCTATGATACCAACCTTCGCATAGTACTTCTCAAAGATACCAGTATATCTTGCACCTTCCTTAGCCAAGAGGTTAGAAGAAGCAAACTCGAAGTCACGAATCATGTTTCTCATCACAAACTCTGGGTTGTAAGACGTACAGGTCTGAGCCATAAATCTAGAAATCTTGCCAGCAATCTTACCGATGCCAGTCTCATTCTTATGCTCCAGCAATCCATTCAGAGCCTGTGCAGCCCTAGGGTTTCCGTTCACGATGAAGGAGTGCTTCTTTCCTGCAATCATCACATCAACGATATGCTGAGATTTGTTCTCCGCTCTCTGGAACTTATACCCGATTCTTCCTCTGCGATACACCTTCGTAGCCAATCCCTTCGATGCCAAGTCCTTCATTTCCATATTGAAGTCGCTAACAATCTGGCTGATTTCGTCAGCAGTCGCATCGTCAGGAATATCTGGGTAACGCTCCACGGTGGTCTGAGTGATAGGGTCGCTTACATACCAAACGCTAGTTTCCGTCACAAGATTATTGTTCGAGTTGTTTCTGATGAATCTAGCGAACGCCTGTTTGATGGCATTCTGTCCGCCGTTCTTGATGGCACGGTTGCCCATCGCTCCAATCTGAGCCAAGATGTTCGTTTCACTCAGATACTTGTGACCCCTTGCCCTCATGATCGTCTTGCCGATGTAAGATTTAGGGTCGCCCTTCTCGGTGATATATCCGTATGTATCTTCCGCCGTAGCCTCGTCATACTTTCTCAGAGGCACATACCAGTTGAACATCTCCGAAACATGACCATACAGCTCCCTGCTTATCAGTCCGTTCCTATAGTCACAGTCGATGGAATACTGGGTTGCAGTCTTCACCTTATCCCAATAGTCCTTCACTGCGCCCTTCTTGATGTCCTCCATTCTGCCCTCAGAGTCCATCACGCTCTGTATAGCCTCCGCATCATCGTAAGGGTCGGAACTTTTCTCCACCTTCTGAATGGCGTGAATGCCCGAATAGTCGTGTTCGCCGGCATCAAACTTATTCGTTTCATCCACGTAAGTACGGATGAAGTCATCCATCTGCTTGTAATACTCCTTCAAGTCGATGTCGCCACGCTCCAACTTCTCGTCAAGTGTCGCCTTCTCGTTGCCCCAATCATTCTCAATGGTATCGGCAAGCTTCTTCTTTTTCTCGTCCATGCGCATGTCCTTCAAGGCATCACGCACATACAAGATACGGTTGCGCTCCAAACCATGCTTGGTAATCATGTAGAGGTTGAAGTTACGAATCTTCTCATCGTCATTCTTGCCCTCGAAGGCATCAAGCACCCCTGCCATCGCCTTGTCGAGAGGCTTCATCACGTTGCGCTCAAACATTCTTGCCGCATCGCTCATCGCTCCCTGCATCGTGTTCTGCAAGATATAAGGATTCTCCGAAGAGGCAATATCCTCAATCTTCTTGCCAGGCGCAATCGCCGTCATCAAGTTCTTAAGCGAAAGCATATTGTCCATATAACTCTCAGTGAACATATAGCCGTGCTCATCAAGCGAACGATGGTATCTATCAAGAGCCGTGCCAGCCGATGGGGTAGTGCGGAAATGAATCTTTCCGTCAGTTGCCTCTTGGTACTCAGCCTTAGGCAAGTCGCCCAAGTCCCGAGCCTTGCCATCATTACTCTGAAACATACCATCCTTGGCGATAACGTCAGGCACATCCTCATGGTCGAGACGGTATTTCACCGCCTCGGCTCTCATCTTCCAGTAAGGATCGTTAGGATTCTTCTGCAAGTTCTTGCTCAACCAGAGCAGATACTTCACATCCTTGGTGTTAGGAGCCATGCGATAACCGATTTCGTGCAAGAAGTCAGAAACCTTATTTTTTAAGTTTCTCCAGAAACCAGCCTCGCCTCTTCCTTCCTCGGCAAGTCGGGCGATACCCTCCTCAATGGCATTATACACATTGAACGGATTGTACTTCATTTCCTCCATCACCAACTTCTTCAAGTCGGCGTTCTCAGGCTTATCCAAGTCATACCACACATCACGCAGGAACCTGTTGAATCTGTCTTCACCAAACAACTCTCTCATTCCCTTGTGTCCCACAACCTCATGCCAGATAGTCTTCTCGGCAGTGTACCGGTCGTGGATATTAGGCATGTAAAGATGTACCTCGCCAGTCTTCTCGTCATACCAGCCAGTGATATGCTTGCCTTCCTCGATGGCTTCCTTTGCTTGCTTGTTGGTTACCTCATCGGCAGAATGAACCATGTTCACCTTGTCACCTACCTTTTCTGACAGTTGGGCAATGTGGGAAGAAACAGGAGAATCGTTAGAAAGTTTGTCAGCGAAGGTTCCTCCTCTAGACTCAATATCTCTCATAGAAATATCATCAATAGTCTCATTGAAATCCTCCATGATGTCGCTGATTGCCTTATCCATCTTTTTCTTATCAGATGTCTCTAAGAGTTTTCCCCAAGCATCTTTGAAGGCATCCTTCCAAGACCTATCGCCTTTATTCCACAGTTCCTTAAAGGCATTCATTACTTTCTGTCCAAATGTAAAGTCAAGCTTTTTGCGCTGAACAGTATCTGCCATTTGAGCAGCAAACTCATAAGGATTCTTGCCTCCATAGTCGCTTTTGACACCTTCTTGATAATGAATTCTACCATCAGCCACAGCCTTGTCATAAATATCCAAAATGGTATTTACGGCATCAATCTGCTTAGGTGTAAGTAAGCCTTCTGCATTTCCTCTACGCACAAGGTTTATGGCGCCAACCGTAGCTTGGTGTATCATTTCGTGAAGCAAAGTCTTAGCAGTGGCTTCTCTTCTCGTACTAGTTCTTGCAAGCGTATCAATAAACAAAGCCACCTCTCGTTGAGTGGTAGATACACCAGCATAGTTTTCTGCAGGGGCATCATTTATGCCACCAAACTCAGTGCCTAGTCGCTTTACAATATCCAGTGCTTTTGAGAACAACGCATCTCGTCCCTTATCTTTCTCTTCTTGAAGTTCTCGATAAATTCGAGCCACCTCATCAAGATTGTTTTCTCTTCCTTCTTGCAATCCGTAAGTATCTGAGAGATGCTTTGCTCTAGCGTCTCTATAGTCCAGCTCTCGTTTGGCTGCTGCTTCGGCAGCTTTAAACCGAGCATATCTATATCCGACAAAGCCTCCCTTATCAGGCGTTGCTCCGCTACGTTCCCACTCCCTAAAATCATATTCTCTTTGTTTTATATCATTAACAATATCTTCTCTGCGCATCTTTGAGAACTCACGCAAGTCTCGCTCAACATCAGAATGAAGTCTAGTCTTGTCTTTCTCACTGACATATTTATAAGCCTCTTCGATGGCAGAGTCATAAGTTTTTTCAATCTGCGAAGATACACTTTTATCCACATCTTCGGGAATGATTCTACTATTCTTAACATCTTTTGCATCTGTTTTAGAATACTGAATGCCTCGATCCTCACGGAAGTGGGTTCTGCTTTCCTCGAAGTCCTTAGGGGTCTTCACCTGAACTTCCATACCATTCAAGATATGAAGCACATCGTGCAATTTTTCTGCATCGAATGTAGCCCAGAAGTTCTTTCCTTTCGACTGGAAGTTATGACCGTGTACTAAGTCGAGTAACTCTTTGTTCAGATAATACTTACCACCTTCTTTTCTGCTAGCTGGCACATAGAGGGTGTACATGGAGCCAAAGTTTTTGGCTAATCTTAAATTTCCGTCAGTGGACTTTAATTCAGTTCCACCTTCTTTCTTGGTAAACCAGTTGTAAGCCTTGGCAATAGGCATGTTACCTGTAATCTCCTCAGTGCTCACGCTATCAGGTACCAAGATGCCTTGCTTCACTTTCCCATCATCGGTAGTGTAAGAAACCAAGTGACCGATATTCTTGTTGTCAGCCAAAGCTTCCAACATATTTCCTGTGATAATGCGCCCAGTAGTGCGGTCTTTCTTTGGAATCAGTCTATCCCAAGAGTTCATTGTGATAACATTACACTCCTTGGCGAATCTTTCGGTGTCCGTTTCTATTCTACTAAGTGCCTTTGGTCTTGTCAGAGGAATTTCTACACGTTTTCTAGAATCAGTTGTAGCAATCACTATGGAAGATGAGCCAAGATTATAGTTCTTGTCATACTTGAATCCGATGACTCTACCAAACTCAGGATAAGTAGAAGGACTAGCGTCTTCCAGATACCAATCGGTAGGAACGCTAACTGTCTTGTCAGGGTCAAAAACATATAGTGGACCGATAAACATTTCGTATTTAGTGTTTACTCCAGCAATAGCTTCCGACTGCTTATCCAACATTTTACGCTTAACATCATCCACAACAGCACTAATTCTATTGTCGATTTCATCCTCCGTTAAGACATGCTCTCCCGGTTTAAGTTCTTCACCCTTATCTATTCTCTTTTGGAGTTTTTCGTTTTGCTTCTCCAGAGCCTTGCGAGTGTTCTCTTCTGTCTTGGCAGCTTTCTTTTCCATCTGCTCAGCCATCTTTGCCTTTGTTTCCTCAATCTTGGCTTGTTGCGCCTTCTTGATTTCGGCAATCTTATCGCTTCTCCATGTTTCCCAATCCTTTCCGTCAAGCATCTTCTTCTGCGCTGACTGTACCTCGTCAGCCTTCATAGGCTTCTTCAATACATTCATTTCAACGGTTTCGATATAAGTGTTATCAGCAAAGGCATTATCGCCGCCAGGGTCAGAACCTTCCTTCCATACTTCACGCTTTAAGGTCTTAGTCTCCAAAGGCATGTCAGTTATTTCAAGGTCGTTCATGCCCATGTCATCCAACTGCTTAATCTTTTGAGCATAGGTGTCAGATATATCCTTCAATACCACTTCCTGCTCCTTTACTGGTAGCAAGGTAAGTCTTTTCATTACTTCGTATGCAGGTGAAGTAATGGTTGATTTTGTTTTCTCTTTCAACTCTGTGAGCGACAAACCATCTTGGGCATACTCCATGAACCCCCAACCAAGAGGGTCTGCTAATTTATTGTAATACTCAGGGTGTTGTGCCATATACTGCAAAACAATCTCGTCACCATACTTGTTGGTGAAGTCTTGCACATCTACCTCGTTAAATTTACTCTTCTGCGAAGAAGTAGTGTTGGCATCCAATGATTTCAGCTTATTTTTAAACATCATCATCAGTCGTTGTTCGGCTGGGATGGATGAAACTAAGTAAACGTACTTTCCTCGTCTTACCTGTCCTGTGCGGTCGATACGACCACGCATTTGCACCTCCTCGTTGATATTCCCTTGCATCTGAGCGAATATCATGGTGCGCTGTCTTTGGTCTTTAAACTTAGTAGAGGCATGAAGAGAAATACCAGTTGAGGCAGAACGGTTCAAGATAAGCACGTCAAGATCACCATTGTTGAATCGGTCTGCCAAGGCATTCTTGTTGGTATCGGTGCGCTTTTGTCTTACCACTTTTCCATCCTCATTATATACGAACTCGGTGTTTCTACCAGTCAGCTCTCCCACACGATAGCCAGCTTGCTCCAACCTGTGTTTGATTACATCAATAGGGCTGATGCTCAGTCCGCTTGTGGCAGATGCTATCTTTTCCTTGATTTCGTTATATCGTGCCACTGCTTCTTCGCCAAGTTCCTCAAGTCTCAATACCTTATTGTCTCGGTCTCCATATTCATTCTTCTCGGTGTATCTCAATATACCTTCCAAACCTTTCATAAGGGTAGTATTAAGGTCTGGCATATCCATCACTTCTCCCATCGGGTACTCGTCTGTCATACCCTCCATGGTGTTGTTTACTGCGATAACAGGTTTCTCTCCGTTCTTGATGGCTTCGATGGCATAGTCTGCCACCTTCTCAGCTTTGATGGAGAAGAGTGCTTGCTGTACTACATTGTAAGCTTTGCTTGCAAATGTAACGTTGCCGATACCCATATCCTTTGTTCCAGGTGTGTGGTCCACGCTACCTTGGATTAATGCGGCATCATCGCTCATTTCCCCCAACTTGGCATCCACGTAAGTACGTTGGAAGTTCAATATGTCGTTGAATATACCAAAGATATTGTCAAACTTGTCTCGTTGTGCTTGAATCTCTGTTTCGTCCTCGGTAAGTGGATTCCAGTCGATGGTTACGCCAGTCATATCTCGCTCACGGCGAATCATCTGACCGCTTCGTGTCAAGGCTTGGCTCATAATCTCTTGGAACACGGTACCACCTTTCTTGATGGCATTCAGAATTTTCCAAGAAGCATCATCCTTTTCGTCCTTTTCGTCCTTGCTCTTACTGCCCAAGTCTGTCTTCAAGGCATACAGTTTCATCGCATCAGGAGTTTTTGCATAGGTAGCACTAAGGAATGTTACGCCCTTAGCCTTTGGCAAAACCTTCTGAATGAATGCACTTCCGCTTCCTTCACCTGCGGCATCATGACTTTCGTCAAGTATAAAGATACTGTTCTCTGCGAGTTTTTCAATAGCATCACGCTTCAACTGTCCGTTGCGGTCAGCTGCATTAATCTTTTTCTTATCTTTCCACTTGCCACCCTTATATTCCTGCAAACCCGTTCTGATTTGCGAATAAGTGGTGAGGATATAATCATATCCCTCTGGCAATTTTCCGTTTTCTGCGATATATTTTAATACTCGTTGTGTTTCTGTAGTGCTTGGCACATTATATATAATGCGCTGTTTTCTTACCTTGGTAACCCTTCCGTCAAGTCCTTTCACCTCTTCATCGTAGTTCTCCTTAATGTTGCCATCCTTGCTGGAGGCTAGGATAAATGGACGCAATTCAGGACTACCAATGTCTGTCAAGTCACGATAGGTGTCAGAGAAAAGGTTAGGCTTGATGGTGAACGATACTGGAATCCTACCTTGCTTAACCGCATAACGAATGATGGCAGCAGCTTGTCTTCCCTTACCTATACCAGTCTGGTCTCCAATAATGAAGCCATTGCCTTTCTCCATCTGTTTTAATCCCAAGGCAACAGCATCCACTTGCTCGGCGGCGAGATGTGCGTACAAATCTTCCTTGTCATTATAGCCAAGGTTATCTACCAAGTATTGGTCGGCATCGCCAAGCTTATTCAATACCGTTTCAAGTGCCTCTTTTTGTCTAGCTGGTACCACGGCACCGAGCGACATGGAATGACTGCTAGGGGTATATGCAACCTTCTCTGTAGTCAAAGTTTGTTTCTTCTCTTCCTTTGGTTGGGTAGGAGTGTTGCTTACTGATTGAACATCTGAGGACTGTAGTCGTACTCCACGCTCTCGTCCATCTGTTCCGTTATCAGTTGCGCTAGTGTTGCTTCCTCCAGAGATAGAGTTGTCTCCTCGTCCGCTACTTCCATCGGTTCGTTCAGATTGTGGTACAGAAGTTTGTCCCCCTCTTGTGTCTGGGTTACTATTTCCATCGCTAGCACTCTCAGTTGTTCCTCCGTTGGCATCTTCTCGTTGCTCCACAGGTCGGGTGCTTGTGTCCAGTTCAGTCTGTTTAGGATTTGCAGGAGTTCTGTCAGAAACTCCTTCGTCTCCCATTCGTCCGACTCGTCCACCATTCTCTTTAGTAGAATCAGAAACGTTTGTTCTACCACCTGCATTGTCACCTTTTCGCTTTTCTTCTCCGTGAATATCCACGGATTTGTCTTTGCTACGTAGTATGTCATCGTTTATTCTTTTATAAAGTTCGTCATAATCTTTCACGGATTCTGCTCTAGCGTTCTTCTCCACTGGTGGGTACACCTTGTTTTCTGGGTCGAACTTGCGTCTTCCGTTTATTAAAATAATACGTGTAGGGTAGGTCGTTCCCTGCTTTGCGTAGAGACTGCCATCCACATTTATCACGTCCTCCACATTATAGTGGCTATAGAGATAACCAAGGAAAGCCTTATCCTTTGGGTTCAGACTTCCGTTCTTGGCGTATTCCGTCTTGCCGCCGATGATGATGGCAGCACGACCATCGTCCTTCATGCTCTCCAAGGCATTGATAGCCATCTGACCCTCCAGAGAGGAAATCTTGTAGCCGTCATACTCCTTTGGCGTTGCACTACCGAATGGTGGGTTAGTTACCACCACGTCCACGTCCTTGTCGGCGAAAGGCTGAGTACCGTCTTGACTCGTCACGTTCTTGAAGCCCTGTCTTCTCAGGTTCGCCAAACGTTGAGCGTCAATGTCGTTCACATGCACCACGTCCATAGGCAAGCCGATGGTAAGCATACCGTTTCCTGCGCTAGGCTCCAATGCGCTCTTCACCTCCTTGCCGCCTCCCTTCACATACATGTCTGCCAAGAAAGCGTATGGGGCAGGGGTAGAATACTGCTGCTTCATCACTCGCTCAGAATCACGTTGGTTGAGGCTAGGCTGATTCTCGTAAAGCTTCTTGATGAGTTCAAACTTCTTGGCATCATTTGTGGATGCAGACGAAGCGATACCTCTAGCTCTCTGCACAATGGCAGTCTCTGCCAATTCCTGAAGGTCTGTGTCCTTCACATCCTTCAAGCCGCATTCCTCAGCCATCTTTCTCAATTCAACGATGCCGTTTATCTTCTGTCCGAATCCAAGTCGAATGTTCACACGGTCAATGAACTTCTTTTCGCTCATCTTCCTTTCCTCGGCATCCTTCGAGTCGCCTTCCAGTTTCTCCTTATATTCAGGAGAAAGCTTTCTGTAATGCTCTGCCCACTCGTTGAGGCTCATTCTCTTATCACCATCACGCCATTTCTGGTTCATGATTTCAGAGTAGAAGGTTTCCACGTCTCGCTTGTCGAATCCATCGAAAGCATCCTTGAAGCGGTTGCGCAAATCCTTCACCACCTCCTTGGCATCATACATGCCCAGTTTGATACGAGTGTAGGCACACTTTGCTGCAAGAGAGAACATCTTTGGTGCCGCCTCAATCAAGTTCTGGTCGATGAAGCCAGAGTTAAGCTGACCGCTCTGTTTCTTGCGTAGTTCCTTCATGAATGCCTCAAACTCATTGTCCGCTGCATTCTTCTCTGCCTCCAACTGCTTTCTGGTCTTCGCCTTTTCGTTCGAAGCCTTGATAACGTTCAGAACCTTCTGGGTAGCCTCCTTCTGCTTTCTTTCCCTCTCAGCCTTCTCCTGCTCGAATCCCTCTGCGGCATTCTTGATTCCTTCCATTGGGTCGGCAGAAACCTCAGCCTGTCCAGCCTTGACAGTCTCGCTGTCTGCCTTGGCAACCTTCGCTGTCTCGGCAGGACGGCTAGAACGTTTCTCGTAGGCGTTTCTATAGTAAGCCTCGGAAATAGCCGAAGTGTCCTCGCCATTCAGATAGTCCAAAGCCGCATCAATGCAATACTGCTTCTGGTCTTCAGGCAAACCATCGAACGCCGTAGTGTTCAATATTTCATCCTCGCTCAAAGGATGCTCCTTCTTGTAGTCCTCAGCCGCCTTTTCTATAGGGTTGCTAGGATCTACAGGCTTCGGCATGATAGGAACAGGTTCTTCCTTAGCTTCTTCCTTGCCCTTGATTTCACCGTTCTGCACACCAATCTCTTCTTCAAATAGACCTTTGTCACTATGCTCTAAAAAGTCATCAAGTAAAGAAGAAAGCTCTTTATAAGAGTTTGTCTCCTTCCACGACTTATCCAACACATTCTTTTCGGAAGAAATCAGAGGGAAGAAGAATTGCTTTATCGCATCTTTCACTCTAGTCCAAACATTTGTCTTCTTTAGAAGCTTACAAAAATTAGGATTAGATAATTCAGCGATAAATTCTTGTTCATTCTCTCTTCCATATTCATTAACGTAATCCAGAGTTGCCTTTCTCGTAGCTTCATACAAATCTATCAAAGACTCCGCAGCTGCCCTTAGTTCTTTAGGCATACTATCCTTGTCTCTTTCATATCTTTCCAAAGCGTAGGCTGTAACAGAATGTATTAACTCATGCAACATTGCATGTGGAAGCGTATCTTCTTTAACGTAAAGGCTATACTTCTTGTTTGGGAAAACCTTATGCTCTCCTCTTGCAAGAAGTATAGGATTTAGATATACGTTATCCAAATCAGCTAGACCATAAGCACTATAAGTTTCTGGTGGTATTTTGAAGCTAATTTTTATACCTAGTTTTCGAGCAACATCGTAAACTCTATCGAATAGTTTGCCGTATTTCTTTGAGTAATCATTATCCCCATAGAATAACGACTTGACTTCTTCTTGAGATAGTTCTTCTCCGTATTTTTTGCCAAATGGGAGTTTTGTATTTTTAACAATGTATTCAACGTTATTCTTCGTATAATCGCCATCTCTGTCATTTACATCGAAAGCTTTATTTGGGTTGAAGCCGCTAGCCCAATCAGCAAGAACCTTGTCGGCAACCTCCTCGGCAGAAGTGAAGTGGATATGAAGCATGTCAGCCACACCCTTCCAGTACTTCTGCAAAGCTTCCTTCACCTTGGTGATAAAGCCTGTAGCCTTGGCTCTCTCCTCTACGGTCTTTCCATCCTCTTTAGCGAGACCACGCACAACCTTTTCAAGCTTCTTGGCACCCTCACGACCAGAGAATGTGGTAATCATCTCCTCGTAAAGGTTATCGCCCTTTAGCTCAGGGTACAGCTTCTGAACCTCCTCTTTCAGTCCTTCAACCTCATCGAAGAGACTCTTCACGTTCTCCCACTCTGTAGGGTTGCCGTTCCTCAAAGCCTCAGTCCACAAATGGGTGTACTCATGCAGAGGGGTCTCAGGCTTCATCTTCTTGGTGTCAAGATAAATCTTGCCATCTACCGTGAATCCATAGACCTCACCGTTGGCAGAACGGAACTCCTTAATCGCTCCGCTTTGTTCTTCGCTAGAGCCCTGTCGTAAAGTTCGTCCAGAAGTTCTGTTGTCTTCAACTCTGGCTTCCCCTTGCGATTCATTAGGTCGCTCACCCATTGCAGAATGTCTCGTATTTCCTCCTTCGAGAAAATAGTCATGCAAATTGCGGTTTGCTCCTGTGTCAAACCCTGCTTCTTGCACATAATTATAAATAGCTTCTGCGCCGCCGTCAATTCCATAATACTCTTTTATCTTTTGTTCGTATTCACGATAATTGTCTTTGTTGGCAGAAATGGCACCATCAAGGATGATATTGCGGTCATGATCTACTCGGTAGAAATACCAAACTCCATTGTGTGCAGAGAAATACTTAACAGTACTATCCTCTGGTACTTCACCAAGTAGCTTTGCGATATGATCGCCATGATAGTTAAGTATCTGGTCGGTCAATACGCTAGGATTCATTTGCAAACCCTTTGGCATTTTTTCCATACCACTAACTGTGCTACCTGCGGATGCACGCTGTACCTTGATGTTTTCTGTTTCATCAAGTGCTTTCTTGGCTTTTTGCTCATCCGTCACCACCTCGATACCTGTCTGCTTGGTAATCTCGGTAGCGATGCGCTTCAATGCTTTCTTAACCTTTATTTCTGGTTCTGTTTCAGCATTCCCATTTCCTTCTGTGCCAGCTGCACCTCCTGCTTCATTTGAAGGTTCTTCATTGCCAGCAGCATCATTGCTTCTTTCAGTTTCTGATTCTTTTCCATATAGCTTGATGTTATTGTTCTTGATAGCCTTGCTAGCGTTGAGGAACTCCTCCACAACCTGCTCAGGCGTTAACTTATCATAGAATCCCAAGGTGCCCTCGTTCGTGTTGTAGTTCTTGGCGATGTTGTTGTACTCGCTCATCAACTCTCTGAAAGTCGTAGGCTTATCCTCCAGAGCCTGAGCCATAGCCTGTGCAATCATCGGGAATCTATCCCTAGCGTTCTCCTCGAAGGCACTGCTCTGTTTCAGCAAGTCATCCACGCTCATCTTGTTTCTTCCAGCCTCGTAGAGCAACTGTATGGCTTGGTCTATCTCGTCACGCAGAGAGTAGTCGCCCAGCTTCAAGTTATCCATGATGGCACGAATGCCATTGATGGCAGCGTTCTTGATCTTGCTATCCACTCCAAGCATACGGATAGTCTCTGGCTTGAACACAGAGCCAAGCAAGAGGTTCTTCACATACTCCTTGCCCTGCGCCGACAGTCTGTCTGGACCATCCATGAAGCCAGCCACCTCGTTCTGTCCGATGACACCTTTACTTACTAACGTCTTCACCAAGTCATTTATTGCCTTGGAATTGTTAAAGAAAGCATCCAAGCTACCATTTCCCTCAATGTCGGCAACGATGGCACCCACCTCGTCGCTAGTCAAGGTCTTAGCCTTAGCCACAGCTTGCTCGGTGTTGCTCTGCGTCTTCTTCTCGTTTCTGTTGAACATGGAGAAGGTAGCCGTATCATAAGGCAATCTTTCATCAGTTACCATCACAAGACGTGGATGCTCGATTCCACTCTGCTCAATCTGCTCCTTGGTGAAGCCATAGTTCTGGGCATTGTCCATCAAGTCCTCGATGTATTCAGCATCTGTACCGTTCTTCGCAGCCTTCTGTCCTGCCATGGTTCTTCCGTTGCCATCGTAAACGATACCCTCGTCAGATACCGTAGGCACCTGAGAAATCGCCTGTCCGCTGTACTTCTGAGCCATCTGGTCGGTGGTCTGTTGCGCCGCCTTGTCGTGCTCATAGTCTCTATCATTTATAGTTCTTCCCTCTGCATCCACAGGGAAGCCCTCTGACTTCTTATAGTCATTCATTACATCGTGCGAAGGAGTCAAGCTTTCGGCAGGAACAATCTCATAGTGTCCGCTAATCTTATCGCCGTTTGGCAGACGCTTGCTTACGTGGTTGCCTTGCAATCTCGGCGCATTCTGGAACTTCTTGGCTACCTCGCTGCTAGCCTCGTTAGCACCCTCCACCTTTTCATCGGTAGGTTTGCCAACGGTCTCCGCCACAGCCTTGGCAGTCATCGCCTTCTTGATGTTCTGCGCCTGTTCAAGCTGTTTCTTTGCAGCTTCCACGGTCTGAGCCTTCACTTGCTCCTGTTCCAAGATGTCGTTAGGCTCGGCGGTGTAGTCCACTTTCATCTTCTCGGCATCCTTCAAAGCCTTCTCGGCTTTCTTAATCTGCCCATCAACCACCTTCTCGGCGTTCTCTCCGAAGTCCTGCGAAAGAATCTCAGCCGCCTGTTCTGGCTTCATCGCTCCATAGTCGGGCGTAGGTCTTCCCTTGCTGTCCTTGGTCATAGGCACATCGGTGCCATCTGCAAACTTTCTGGTCTGCTGAGGCTGCTCTTGTGGTGCTAAGCCCTCTTTTGTGGTATTATTTTTCGCCGTTATGGTACTAGCTTCTGGCGAAGTGGTATCAACTTGTGGTGCTTTCTCGCTTCCGTTTGATTCCGAATTTTGATTCTGATTGATTCCGATTGATTCCGATTGATTCTGATTTTCAGACTTTCCTGCATCCTGCATCGCCTGTTCCTGAGCAGCCTCATTGTAAGGCTGAGAGTTAATCATCTGCAATCTCTGGCGATACTCATTGCCGAAATCATCGGGATTCTGAGTCTGCATAAAGGTAACATCATCCTTCTTCAAGTACACCATTTCCTTGGTGTTAGGGTCGAAGCAGATAAGCAGATCGCCCACGTCTTCCTTCGCACGCCCAGTGGTAGAGTCAAATGCCACGTCTCCAGAGCCAACAATCAAGGTTCTGCCTTCGCTGTCCTGCACATAAACCACCTGTTCGCCGTTCATCTTCTGACCGTTCAGCTCTCCATGGTAAGACCAATCCTGCACGACACCGCTCACCACTTCCTCAATCTTCTGCTTGGTAGCCTCCTGCATACCCTGCACTCTAGCGTTCGCATTGATATAATGGGCAAATGGTTCCAACTGTTCCTGTGTCAGTCCGTTCTGAACCATCCAATCATAAATCTGAGGATTGGTAAGACCCTGGCTCTGTAGCTTCTTGAAGTTCTGGCTGAACACATCATTGTCTCGCATCAGCACGTCCATTTCAGTCTCAGCCTGTCTCAGTCCGTTCAACTCCTGCTTCACCGCCTCTCCGTTAGGCTGGTCGGTTCCAAGGTTGTTGTCCTCGGCAACACTCTGTCCCTGTGTTTCGCTCTGATCGGCATGAGGTTTACCGTTAGGGAATAGTTCGCTCTCTAAAGCATCCTTTACTTGATAGAAAATCTTATTCTCTTCATCCGTACGCTTCATTGGGTCTTTGCGCATGATGGTGTCAAGGCTTATTTCTCTGTCTCCGATGAATACCTCCAACAAGCCATTCTTCCACGTTCTTGTATCGGAAATCAGCATACCGAGGGAACCGAATCTATCCACGTACTTCTCCCATTCCTTGTACAGGTCGCTGTTCTTGTCTCGCAACCCTGCAATTAATCGAGCATTGTTAGCCTCCGTAACAGTCTCGTTTGGATTATACCCCTTGTCTGTAAGAAACGCAAAGGCGAGCCGTGTAACCTCTCCGTTCTCGTCAGTCGGTTGTAAGTCTTTCAATTTAGAGTAACCTGCTAAAGACCTCATTTCCTCGTTGTCTCTATATAACTTCTGCTTGTATAGGATGGCACGGCGTTCATCTGCATTCTTATAAGAGGTACGAGTGAGCAAGGTACCGTTCTTCGAATACTCCAGAATCTGTTTGTTCTGCACATCGTTCACACTACGGTAGCTCTTGGCACTCGTTGTATTGAACAATCCCATCGCCGCATTCACCTTCTCCTTGGTGCTCTGCGATACGTTAGGGTCGTTCATGAAGTCTTGATAAGCTTGCTTGGTGATACTCTTATCCAATGGAGTCTTTGAGTTGAGGCTAGACTTATCCACCTTCTGGAATGTTTCCACGAGGTTCTTGCCAGAAACAGAGTTCATCAACTCGTTCTGCTCGTCCTTCGTCATGTGTATGTCCACCGTACGCCATTTGCCGTTTTGGTCTTTTCCCACACGGAAGGTGTTGTTGGTGTTATGCACAAGACCATATAGAGCACTACCGATATGGGCGTAATTCTTAGGTTCTCCTGCCTTGAATGCGCCCACCATCACCAAGTCTTCCAACCATGTGCCTACGGAAATATCCTTGTCACCAGTGATATTGTCTGCGACCATCATTGTTCCTGCCTCCACGCCGAGACCTACACCAGTGGCACCAAGCTTCTGTGCGCCGTGCAACCATTTCTCTCCTGTGCTAGTCTCCAATCCGTTGATGCCGAACTTGGACACCCAAGGAGCCATGATAGCACCCGACACGCCGAACATCGCACCAGTAGTGGCACCGTGCTCGAAGCCTTCCAATGCTGCTTTTCCCAATGCCGACAAAGAAGTATCATTACCAGTGGAAGCCTGTCCGAGTGCAGACGTAATACTAGAGTAACCACCCAAGTTGAGCGCACCTTTTGCCGAGCCTTCCACCAAGCCAGAAGCAATCTTCTGCGCCATAGTCATATTGGCAGCCTTGAAAGCCAACTGCTGTGCGGTCAGCTTGGCACCCATCTTCACCAATCCTGCCTTGGCGAGACCTCCCATCAGTACCTGCTTACCCAAATCGACCGACATATTAGCTGCGCCGCCTGTCATTCCGAGGATAGGGGAGTCCATCGCCATGTTAGCAGCCGTAGAAGCAAATCGTGCGCCGGCACCAGACTTGTAGCCTTCGTTTGCCTTGTAACCTTTTACTGTAGGCATTTCTTCCAATCCGTCAGAAATAGCCATCGCCTCCTGCTCTCTGGCAATCTGTTCTCTCGATTTATCCTGTCCTGCCGACAAAGTACCCAAGATAGAGTCGCTGAGTCTTCTCACCACGTATTCCGTGGCACTCTGAGGCAAAATCTCCTCGATATTCTTCACGCCGAGAATATTCTGAGCACGCTGCATCATCTGAGGGGTAACATATTTATCCACATACTCCTCAACGCCCATATTCAGCTTATCTGCACTCTGTACAATGTGCTCCTGCAGCCCTTTCTGAGAGTAGATTTCCTGCAACTTTGCACTAAGGTTGTTTGCAAGTACGTTCTGGCGGTTTTTAATTCTGTTGTCCTGCAAGTCCTTCCAAGCCTTGTTTCTCAGATAAGCATCATTGCCAGCATTCTTCAAGTCCTGCTGATACTGAGTCCAAGACAGATCGTCCGCTTCCTTCATTGAAGGAGCAACTAGAGAATCAATCTCTGGCGCAATGGTTCCAAACTTGCCATCGTTATGAGCAAATTGATTGCCCTCCACCTCATATTGAGCCAAGTTTCTGGCATCATCCTCTCGCTGCTGCACCGCTCTAGCCCTCTTTGCTTGTGAAGACGAAAGCTGTTGCATCGTCTCGTTGAAATTCTGTGCAGTCGGCGTGATTCTGCTCTGACTGATAGGGTTCGCCCTGCGCTGCTCCTGTTGACTAGCCTGTTTCTGTGCTTGCTGCATGCGAGAACGCATGGTGTTGGCTTGCATCTGCTCGACTGGAGTCATCTGGTCATTGCGCTTGTGCATCAACTGCCAGTTTTTCATATAGTCGGTGCTAGAAGTGTTGCCAGCACTAGCCTGTTTGCTCTTTCCTGCCTTTCCCTGCATATACTCCTGACCAATCTGCCTTGCCCTCTCTGCAGTAGTCATAGGCTTGCTAGGCTGAGACACAGGTTTCTGTGCTCTAGCTTGCTGAGGCTTCACCGCATGAAGCCCCATCGCCCGAGCAAAGTCCTCGTATGAGTTACCAATCTGGGCACCGTCCTGTTTCATCGCATTATAGAAGCCCAGTCGGTTCTTATAGCCCTGCTTACCAGGCGCTAGCATGAGTTTCTTGAATTGTTGTCTAGTACCAATCTGTGCGCCATCCTTGGATAGTGCATCGTACATCGAATCTATTCTGTCATATCCCATATATGTAATATGTTTTATTTGTTATTCTTCTTAAACCAAGCGTTCAGGGCATTGTGACCCTTTCCGCTTCCTCCTGACTTTTGAGTAGATTTTGGCTTATTTCTAGCAGCCGCTTTCTTTTGAGCCATCTGCTTACCGATTTGAGCCGCAACCGAATTGCCTCTGGTAGTATTTGATACCTTTTTAACTCCATCTTTGCTATATACCTCTTGGCTCGTAGTGCTAGACGAAGGGGTATCTGTTTTATATCCAAGTTCATTAGCTCTGGCAATCCAGCTCTTCTCGTTCTTGAAGTGTTCGGTCTGACCTGTAACTGGGTTGTACAAAGGATAGCTGTTTCCAGAACCAGAGCCACCACGACCGCCTCCTCCAGACTTACCACTTCCACGCTTATCAATGGACTGTTGTCTGAGACCATTGGAGATAGCCGCCTGTTGCTGTCTGAATCTAAACTGATTCTCCCAGTTGCTCTGCTTCTGCTTATCCTGCTCCGCTTGTCTTTGAGCCGCCGCAGCATCCTTAGCCATCTGGTAGTTGAACTTGTCTCGTTCTCTTCTGTCAGCCGATTCCTTGTACCCGAGAGATATTCGCTTGTAAGCATCGGCAGCCTCAGCCGCCCTTTCCTTCAAGGTCATGTTAGCCATCTTGTAAGCTGCATTGGCATCCGCCGCCGCTTTCTGTGCTCTCTGAGCCTTCCTGTTCTGATAGCCCTGTTCGAGCATGGCAGTAGGATCGTTGAACTGCTGTAGAGGCGCACCCTTTGCTGTGTTCACTATGTTAGCCATGTGTCGGATGGCATCGGCGAACGCAGCGATACGCTCCCTGTTGGTGGTGATTCGGCGATCATACTCGTCTGGAGTCTCGCCCTCACGCATACCCGGTCTATTCTTTGGAATCAAGCCACTGAGCCACCCAAAGAAACCTCCGTCCCTCTGTGAAGGGTCGGCGTGAAACTCGGGAACCTGTTGCTGAGGATGAGAAACGCCAGAGACATTCAGAGCAGCCGACAAGGAATCCATATCATTCTGCTGAGGCTGTGAAGGATTGGCGAACTGTACTCCCTCTGTCCCATACTCTGGGGCAGGGGCAGGAGTGGAAGGCGTAAGGTCAGGCTCTTGCTGCAAGACAGGAGCCTCATACTTGCCAGTCGCACCGCCATTCTGCTGAAAGAAGTTCATGCTCATAGGAGCCGCAGCCACCGCAGGAGCATTCCCATTCGGCGCACCAGCCATAGTAGTAGGCAACTGCCCTCCGTTCCTCATCGCAAAGTTCTGTGCCGCCATCTGCTGAACCATGTAGCTAGGTCCAGTAGTGGCAATAGGCACTCTCTGCTGCTGAGGCTGAGAACCATTATTGTTATTATTATTGTTTGGTCTAAACTTACTCATAGATTAACGATTATTCGTCAAACAAATCTCGCATCAACTTGATGTTCATTCGCATCATTTCCTTGCAGCCTTCCATAATCTCGTCCTCGATTAGGCTTCTTGCTGACAGGATTATCATTTGGAATGACAATGATATGAGAAGTATAGTCTTTTCCCTTCCCAAGGTCAACACCAACCACCATCTGGTCTAGGATTCCATTACCTTTACGCATCTCAGAAATAGGAGAAAATGGTGGCGTTGTTATTTTGCGGACAACCTCCTCTTGAATCTTCATCAACTCCTCCTTAGAGATATAATCGCCTGTGTTGATTGACTTCTTAGGCTCACCACAAGGTTCCTCTGGTGCAGTTCTCATATACTCTTGACGGCTAGCGATTTCGTCAATCTCCTTTATAGTCTCTCTATTGCAAGTTGTATGGAATCCATACTTCTGATAGTTCTTGCAGCGTTCAATCATTGCTTTGTCGAAACTACCGTCATTACAGGCTATAACATACAAACGAGCCAACTCCTTGATTAAATTATTAGCATCCACGCCATAGTCGCAGTACTCCTTAGAAGCGTTGCGTACCCAACCAATCATCTTCTTAGTCTCAGCCAGCTCCTTGCCCAAGTCCTCAATCTCCTTCAAGTACTTCTGGCAGGTGGAAGTAAGATTCTCCTCACGAACCTTTGAAAGGCGAAGCTCCTCTGATACGTCAGACAAAACAGCATCCTTGTCACGAATAATCTTTCTTAGCTTGCTAATCTTCTTGCTCTGCTTCACGATGATCTTGTTGCGAGAAGCGGAAAGCTCGTCCAAGTGCTCAATCTTCTTAGCCTGCTCGTCCAACAAAGCATCGTTGAACAGCTTGGCAGACTCTTCAAGGGCAGGATTCTCGTCTGTGTTATTATTGTCTGCCCACTTTAAATGCACTCCTTCTGTTGCACTCAACGGAATGCCACCTTCGCCTTTTATGCCTGACGAGTCTCCTCTAGGAGCTGTAGTATTCTTCTCAAACTCCCTCTTCAAGCGTTCCTTGCGCTTGTGAAAAAGGCGAGACTCCATTATCACATTATATTTGTTTTTAACAAGAACGTGCATAGCCTCTACAATTTCAGGACTTTCATATCTATCAAAAGTCTTAGAAAAGACAGTAAGAGGGCGTGATGTTTTACGAAATCCAAAACCTTCCTTCTTCAATAGCTTCTTTGCTTCTTCTAATGTCATAATCTATTCTATTTAAACGTTTAAACTTATTAACACTTCTCGATTTTTAAGGGGGTGGGGAAAATCGGAAAACCCATTCTGGAAAAGAGGGGGGTGGGGGTGGAGGACATTTTTATTTATGTATTTATCTACTATAATTTGCAACGGTGGTCAAAGGGGGTGGGGGTCTTGGGGTCGATGTTTACACCTGTCTTCCTGTCCTCCTTGCCTCGGTCGCTCGTCCGTCCACCTTCTACCTATCTCCTACACTCCAACATGGGGCACGACTGGCTTCTTCTTGTTGAGCACTCCCACCGCATCATCTAGCAAGGTGTGTCCGCTAGTGGTGGAAGGATTCAATAATCCGTTCGGGTTGGTTCTCTGTGATAGTCCCTCAGCCACTTGTGTTACATTTTTGTTATCAAGTGTAGGTGTTGGATTGGTTAAACCGCTCTTATTCAGTCCTTTACCTCCTTCTAGTTCTGACCCCAATTGGTTCACACCTGCCGAGAAGAGGGCATTCGACATATTTTGAGCCGCTTGAGAAGTAGCATTTGCCTTGTCTTGCTCAATCTGTTGTCTCTCTCTGCTCAACTGCATTACGTTCTGTTGATGAGCATCCTCCACTTGTTGCTTTCTTGCAGTGTCTTGGGCTGCAACGTTGGCAATCGTGTCTCCCATCGCCTTGTTTGCTTGCTCCTTAGCCATCGCCACGGAAGCGGCAGTGCCACCACCAACAGCCGCAGCGCCATCTGCCTTGCGAACATACTCATCTTGCACCTCCTTGGCACGTCTCATAAGATTCTGCCCTGCCTTGGTGTCTAGGTAGTCCGTGTTGTAGTTCTTATCGTACCATGCCTTTTCAGCGTTCGTCCTGTAAGTGTTCTCGGCTTGCGCCTTTCTCGCTGCCTTCTTCGCCTTGTTTGCGCCAAAGATGGAGGAAGCGACACCTGCTGCAAGACTGGCAGCACCCAATACCCACTCCTTCTTGTCTGCCATCACTGGGGATGCAGTCAAGTCCTTTGGGATTCTAAGTAATATTTCTGTCATAATAGCTATTATTTGATGATTTCGAGGGCAAATATATAATATTTGAAGGTCGCTTTTGCCGATACCACGATGAGGGTAATTTGTCCTCAAAACCTCATAAATGTGTTAGTCGGGGCGCATTTTACCCTCACCCCATTCACCTATTCAGCCCTAAACTGAGCCATTTTGTCAAATAAAGCGATTATTGTAAAGAAAATACAAGTAGTTGGTTATTAGATGTTTAGTCTCAATCGTTTCCGAGACAGTATAAAACAAAAGTGTAAAGATAAATGATAATTTGCCCTTTTGTGCTCATTTACCTCGATTTCGGCTAGTTGCATTAATAGGTACGCACGCACGCACAAGGCAGTCGTTAAGAAGATTTAACCTTGTGTTCCTCCCATTCTTGGGCTTGTTACACTCGAAGTCAAGTCATTTTCAGCGATTTTTGCGATTTTCGCCCGATTCCCCGAGATTTCTCCCAAATTCGAGAGTTTTGAGCCAGTTTAAGCCCATTTTTAAGCCCATCTAGAGCCAATTTCAGCCGTTTTCGGGGCTTTTCTCTGTTTTGTGCTGGATTCTTCGCCAATCTAGAAACAATGGTCTAGAGAGGATATTTCGAGGGTATCTCAAAGTATAATGCGCTCTTCTTGGATAAGTCCGATACAAGTCCGATGTAACTCCGATGGAAGTACGATGAAATGTATCTTGGAGTGTATGTAGGTATATTCAGGGGAGAGAGGGAAGAGAACCTTGGGGAGATAAGGGGGCAGCGCCCCCAGCGGCTGGCGCCGCTCCCCACGCCCGAGGGGGCTTGCGCCCTTACTCCTTGGTGATAGTCCTCAACTCATCCACTTGTTTAAAGAACTCGTCCAGAGTGTCGGCAGTGTAATGTATGCCACGATACCGAATGTAACTGGCGAAGTCTCCTTTTTTATCTTCCTCATCCTCGAAGAACTCCGAGACCTTGCAGCCAATAACGTCAGCCACTTTGCGCATAGTTTTATATGTTGTATTCCCCGATATGTTAGCATACAACGTTTCTCTTGTGATACCCATTTCTTTCGCAACAGATACCATGCTAAACCCTTTTTCCTTTATCTTGCCTTTTATATCCATATTCTGTATTATTATAATTTGACTGCAAAGATACATCTTTTTTCTGTAATAACCAAACTTTAGCCTTAAAATCATATTATAATACCACAATATAGTAAAATGTGTAATATTCTGTTAATAAACTAACATTTATGGTTAAGGAACATTAAAGTAATACACTTTTCCCTCAAAATATTTGGTAATGTGAGATTATAATCATACTTTTGCACTCGAAATCAAGTTACAACGAGATTTCAAAGAGGAACGATGGCACGTTAGCACTTCACGTTTAACTACCTCTATAAAGTAACAGATTAGTCGGGAAAAGGCAGAGAGATAGAACTCTTCAAACATCAAAGGAAAATGCAACCCAGTTAGCGCAGAACTGCAAAAGGCGCAAAGACAAAGAAGTCTCAAACACTCTTCTAGGACGGAAGCAAACACCCAGTCGTGTTAGACTGGTTAAATATCGAAACACGTTGACCCACGAACGTTAAGAGAGGGAGCTAGGCTGCATATAGCTTGCAGACGTTGGGCGGAAACGTACACCTCCACTTTTATTAGGTAACGGAAGTTTAATTATTAAAGCAACAACAGAATGAAGAAGTATTTAGTTATCAAGCAGTACAATGTAACAAAGAGTACTGATGTGTCGGGACAATTCGATAACAAGGAGGATGCAGACAATTTTGCAAAGCTATCTTTCACCGCACAAGGTGAGAAAAGAATAGCTACATTTTGGGTATATGAAATGAGTGAGTAACACCCTCGGGAGATAAGGGGGCAAGCCCCCAGGGCTTCGCCCTCCCCCGAGCCTAACGGACACAAGACAATGATAAACGAATATTGCAGCGATTGCGAGTACAGAGTTTATCACTACTCGCCAATATCGCAAGACTACGACTATTATACTTGCAAGTTGGGTAGATGCCCTAGCAAGTGCAATCAAGGAGTTTATAACTAATTATAGGAGGTCACATAATGGAGAAAACAATAACACTTACAAGTGATGAGATACAAACAATTATCATCGCTTTAGACAATAGAATCCCAACGATTCAAAGTTACGAGAAAATTGGAGCATATCCCGAGCATTTCGCTGAATCCCTCATCGAGGAGATAATAGCATTAAAGAACAAGTTAAACTATTAATATAGGAGGTAAGATAATGATAAAGAACTTATCACAAGAAGAGGTTGCCACAATAAGAAGAGCCCTCAAGCATTTTCAGAACTGGCTAGGCAGTGGAGAGGAATCCACCCTAGACAACTTAGTAGAGAACTTTTAAAGATATACGACAATGAGAAAGAACAAGACTTATGAGCAGCAGAAGAAATTCTATGATGAGAGTAACGACTACGAATCATTAGGGGCTATCTTCTTGTACTGGCTAGATTGTGGCAACGCAACCGCAAAGCAGATGCAGGAGACCTACAGAGAGGGCACAAGAGAGTGCAAGGAGTTTATCTTTGAGGACTTGTACCACCTTTGCGACAGAGAAACCTTATACCAGTTTGTTAGAATCTTCAACTTTGGCAAGATGTAAATCAAGGAGCGGTCAGCGAATAGAGGAGCACTTCACGTTCAAGACGTGAGACCGCACAAGTAATAACAATTAAAAGAAAGGAACAGACTATGGAGAAGAGATACAACATTTCGCTCACTCACGACCAGTTGGTAATACTTAATTGTATTGTCAGAAGAAACAAGGGCAAGAGAGGAGAAAACGAATACTTCTATAACTTGCACGAGGATGCCTTGACACAGATAGACAAGGCAATCGGCAGAGCGGAGAAAGACATCGACAAGTACAACAAGAAGATAATGGAGGGCAAGTGATATGCTAGATATAACACCTTATGTACTTGGAGCCATTATTGGATTCATCTTTAGAATGGCAATAGAGAAAGGCAAGCATTTGCCCGATGAGTAATAAACCAGTGGGGAGATAAGGGGGCAGCGCCCCCAGTGCGCAAGCGCACTCCCCACGCAAACAATACAAGACAATGAAGAATAAGAAAAAATCGCCTTATGAGTTGTACAAGCAGTTAACATACATCATGAATTATCTGATGTGCGATTCATGGAAGGACGGAAGACCAAGCAAAGAGGTTAGAAACAAGGTACTCGAAAAGGTTAATAAGGTTAAATCCATATTCGATAGATATGTTGATAACATCTATAAGTTACACAACGTAGACAGATGGAGAGGTAACGTAAAGGAATCAAACGACATTTGGTTTAATGGACACCACACCAAGGAAGAGTATATGAACATTTAAACATAATAGGACAATGAAAGTAATTAGAGTAACAAAGGACGCAACCAACAGAATAGACGCTATTTTCGTAGGTCAAAACATGTTGTTCGTAAATCCCGATTTCGGGCTTATTGCACTGGCTAGACTAGACAAGATGGAGTTTCAACTTTCTTCGATTTACCATTATTGGAGTGTTGAGTTAACGCATCAGATATGCAAAGGTACGATAGAATCCACCATTAATAAATTTGGAGGAGACCAATCGAAGAACTTCTTCAAGTACACCAACGAGGAGGATAAGCCAATGCACACACTTCCTTACAATATAGACATAAAATTAATGTCATATGGAGAAAATTAAGATTGAACTAACAGACAAGGAGTTTAACGCAATATCCATACTCCTTGCAGCGTACAAGGAGCACAGATACCGCAAGGCAGCTGGCAAATATGTAGTTGTAGAATCAAGTGTTCGATTTACGGAGGAAACAGACAGAGCATTATTAAGACTTAACAAGAAGATTAATTCGTAAGACAATGGGCAAGAAAGGATATATTAAGCAGACCATCAAGCGAGGAACTTTTGTTTCTCTTGATGTAACGGACTACTTCGGAGACCGCAAGCCATATCAGCTAGGGGTCAAGACCAGAAGCGGAGACGTTTACAAGACGATAGCTTGTTACGAGACACAAGACGAATCCGAGCAAGCCTACAATACATTATCACAGACAATTAGAAACATCATCAGATATGAGAAGAAGCATTAAGAGATATTTGGTAGTGGCAACGATAGTTGCCCTACCTTTGGTAGCCATCACTTCTTATGCGCACGCACACGCACGTGAGACGGAGCGCAAGGAGTTAATTGACTTCATCCAGTATTGCAAGACTTGTGAGAATCTTCGCCAAGTGAATCCAAGCAAGGACTTCACCAAAGCAAGCCTTCACGAATTGAAGAGCGCAGCACGTTTCTATGAGGGGCAAGAGGATTTTGCCGACTGCACCGACTATCAGAGACAAGCAAAGATAGATAACATCATCGGCAGAACTTATTCTGCAAGAATCATCAATAACAAGTAACAAACCATTTTAATTATAGGAGAATAAGATATGAAGACAACAGACGTATTTTTCAAAGATACTAACTTTGTAGGAAGAGAGTTGGAGAACGTTCAAGACCTAGTCAAGGCTCTTTCAGCAGGTATGGACATCGCAAACACTGATGGTTGCGGATATTGCACCTATGGAGAGAAAGAGGTGGAGGACGAGGACGGAAACACCCAGTTAGAGGAGTACGAGAAGAGCGAGCAAGAAATCTTCGATGAGATGAAGAGCGACATAGATGGTGGCAACAAGTTATATGCCGGTTTCTTCTTATACTTGGAAGATTATCAGATTTACCCGACCGCAGCGACCACCCTACAGAGCAACTTCTATGTTGGTCAGGAGGTGTACAGAATGGATAATAACAAGATAACCAAGGACGAAATCTTGTACATCAACCTTGTAAAGGGCAAGAAAGGAATCGAGAAGAAATACATCTTGATGGGAGCGCAAGGCAGATACACAGACGAGAAGTATATCTTCAAAACAAAGGAGGAGTTAGTAAAATCATTAATGGAGGGCTAAGTTATGAATCAGCAAGTAATAGAGAACGTGTTGAAGAGAAAGGACTGGGATAAAATTAAGTTTTATACCGCCACGTCTTCAAGAACTTTGTATAGCAAAGAAGAGTACGAGTTAGATAGTTTTGCCATATACATCAAGCATGACTACGGATATGTAGATATTATGGACTTACAGAAAATAGAATCCATGGAGGTCACCAATAAGAAGAATTCAGACGGTGAAATTCCATTTTATCAGATGGAGGGCTAAGTTATGATAATACTGGAGAAATGTTTCAAGGGAGCAACCATCGCAGACCACTTGAACCGCAGATATTTGGTCAAGGAGACGTTTGTGAAGCAGAGAGAGCCGCACAGAGTGAATTACTTACTGAATGGCAAGAACGTCCCGAAGAGCAAGGTTTTGCAACCAATCAGATAGAAATAATTGTTGTTGCTTAATATAGGGCTAGTGGAATCGCAAGACAGCCACCGAGCCAGTGGCAGAGACTGGCAGCCCACCAAGATAAGAATAAATTGAACATTTAAAAGAAAGGATTTGCACAATGAAAAGATTTAGAGTTGAAGTAACCGAACAGATTAAGTATTCTGTTTTCGTTGAAGCAGAGGACGAGGACACCGCAGTTGATTTGGTGAGCGACAACGTTACCAAAGGTGTGTACGAAGACGAGGAGAAAGAGATTTGCGGAGTAGGTTATGTAGCAGAGGAGGACGTATGAGTGAAGTAATGCACGACATCTACAGCGATGCCTATTACGCTGCAATGAATAGCGGCGCAAGTGAGAGTGACGCAAGAGCATACGCAGAGCAGTATTGCGAAGACTTGCAGAGCCAGTTGATATTTTATTAATCAAACATAGGAGACAAGCAACAATGAGAACAATGAAAGTATTTGTGTTGACAAAGCAAGGTCGAGACAACCAAGACCAAGACACGTTCGAGGTTGTGGGAGTGTATTCCACCAAGACCGCAGCCAAGGAGAAGATGGCAGAGGAGAAAGAGAGCATCAAAGCTTTCTATGCCGACGAGTACGAGGGCGAGGACGTTGAGGAGTACGGAGAGAACAATATCGAGAACTGGGGAATCCAAGTAACCGACTTCCCTGTGTTCGAGGAGTTGTTGATTACAGAAAAGGAGGTGGATAATGAGTAGAAGAATAGTTAATTACGATTTTAGCGAGGACGATAAGTTTCTTATCGTTTCTCGCTTGTTAGGAGAGCATTTTTCCAAGTGTGAATGTGACGAGGATGGGCGATATTGTGGATACGTAGGCGATAATCTTTGCGAAATCAAGTTCTTCGCATCATGTATTGCAGCCGTATTTGTACGTGAGAAAGGCAAGCACATCCGAAGAAAGGAGTGGGTGAACATTCTTTTCAGGAAGCTATTCCAAGATGATAGTTTGGATTTTGAGAAGTGCGACAAGAAAGACTTCAATCGCTATGCTTATGCCGAGGTTAATTATGACAACCAATCAGTAGATTTTATATTCAGATATAAACCAATGGAGGGTGCAGTATGAAGAAGCAGGAGTTTACATTTGTGTTCCCGATGAGCGGAGACACAACGACAAAGAAGTTGAATCCTTTGGCAATAAAGGAGACCGCAATCCGCTACCTAAAGGGACAGAGCGAGATAAGGGGTGATGTTTGCATCATCAAGAACACCCACAAGGAAGTCGTGGCGATGGCTTATCTCAACGAGGATATGTCGGTTTCTTTCTTCACTGAGGACGAGAGCGTTAACGATATTGTTTCACTGACTGAGGAGGAAGGAGGCGATAAATGAGCAAGCAGGAGTGGTTTGTGCTGATAATCTTCTTCATCAGCATTATTGTTGGAATATTGAGTTAAAAGGTAATGGGGAGTGTAACTGACTCCCCACAATTTTCTGAAAGCTATGAGAGCGAGAATCGTAGTATATGATGATTTGTGCATCTTGGACGAGACGGAAATGTTGAGCGACAAGAAAGAGCAGATAAAGGCAGTAGCCGAAAATGTGCTACAGACAACACCCGATGCCCAGTATGCCGAGGTGTACAATGGTAAGAAGCTTATCTTCCGCCTTAACCTTACGAGAAAAGGCAAGGTGGTGCAAGCGAAGAACCTGCACCCAGGGTGGGGAGGTTACAGAGAGGGAGCCGGATGGAAAGGCAAGGGCAAGGAAGCCCTAGTGAACAGAGTGGTAATCCACGTTAACGAGGAAATGTATGATTTCCTAGACGCTATGGGCAACAAGAGACCCGAGTGGATAAGACAAGCCATAAGGGAGAAACGAGATCGAGACAAAAACAAGGAATAAGAAAAAGGAGGGCACTAGGCTCTCCTTTTTTATTCAAAATGAAACTTTGACGGTATAAGGTATGTCTGGGATTTTCCCTCGAAAATACTGCTCCTTCTCTTTGAGTTCAGCAAGCATTTCTTCCTCATCCTTTCTGCGAGTCAGCCACGACGACATTCTCTCGTTGAGCATTCTCTTATGTTCAGCGGCACACTTATATGTGGCTTTGACCTTCCATTTTGTGCTTCTCCCTTGGATAGACCAAGAATGCACTTCTGTCATTTTGTATATACCATCTGCATTTATAGTACGTTGATTTATGCTATGTATTATACCATACTTTGCTGCCTTTTTCAATTTCCTAGGAATGCGCTGCTTATACATTTTGTATAGATTCATTATTCACCTCCTACTTCAATTCATTGTGTTCACTTTTCAGTAAATTCCATACATTGCACCACCAATCATTTGGGTTCCTCTTTAGATACTCCTCCAACTCGGGACAGTTCTCTTCATGTGTTAGATGAGTATGCCCCGAAGGTCTGAACTTATGCACACACAGGTAGTCATTGAATCTCCCACCATAGATGTCCGGCATCTTATCTTTCGCCTGATGCCAAACCTTGTTGAGGTCTATCAAGTCGGCACCATCAAGATACTTCACAGCTTTATCAATACCACCAAGTACACTATTCATATCAAAAGCACGATGGTTAACCCCTCTCTGAATAGCATCCTTTGCTTTCAGCAGAATATCCTTCAACTCGTTTGTTTTCATAATCGTTTATACATTAAAATGGTTTTACTCTATTCTTCCAAGCTTCTAGCGTGGTCGGGAATCTTGGCTTTACCTTGAAATAGTATCGGCAACGCTTTATTTTCCAATATGCGTTTTGGTATTTTATGCAAGGCTTACCAGTGTCAAAGCAACTTAAATTGCAGCGGCGCATCATAATGTACACATAGCAATTATCCGACCACGATTCTTTCTTGTAATGCTTTTCGTTTTTTCTGCTGCTCATAAGCATAACTTTTAAGCAGCCCCCTCCGAAGAGAGGGCAGTTAGTTTACTTGGTTGACTCTGTATAAGATACTGGCTCCCATACATCGTATGCAGTGATAAGCACTGGTGCGATGATCGTTTCGCTTAGCACAACAGAGAGCACCACATCTGGAACATTCAGCTTGTACTCAACACCCTCAACCTTGTTTTCCTTACTTGCCCATCCATAGGACTGAGCAGTAAACGAAGAACCATCTTTCTTGGTGAAAGTCTTCTCGTCTGAGCAAGAAGCGAACAAACTTGCAACAACTACTGCTGCCAACAAAATCTTTTTCATAACTCAAAGTATTAAAGTATTTATTGTTTCTTCTTTAGTCTCTCGTAAACCTCTAGAATCTCCTTATCGGATAGAGGTTCTTCGTCTAGTCTGTACTGGAAAAACTTGACCTTTGTGATAGCAGACACCGCATATTTCTGCGCAAGCTTTGCTATCCCATTGAGGGTGCCGGTCTTCTTGTAAATGTCAACGACATCACGGATATACTTGATGAATTGCTGCTGCTGATACTCTGCAACGCTCACTGGGACTTGTTTGGGGTGAGTAATAACAATCTTTTCCTCGCCACCTTGGCTAAGACAATCCTCGCCACGTTTCGAGATATTCAGACTATCGCAAAAATCATCAACTCTAGTGTATGCGCTACAGAGTGCGCCACGCAGGGAATCGAGCATATTCTTTAGCTTGATGTTTTCGTCAGCAAGATACTTCAACTTTGCAGCCTTTTCTTCAATGTACTCCTGTGTTTTCTTGCAATTTTCTTGTAGCTTTCTATACTTATCGTTCAAAGCTATATATCTTTTACGAAACTTATCGTCAGTACATTTCTCGGAATAGGTTGCAAGCATATTCTTATACAAGATTTCTTGCTGAGCCAACTTGCTCTTCAAGTCCTCGTTCTCTTTTTTGAGGAAATCACGTTCCGACTTGAGCTTGCCGTAGTTCTTCAAGACGATGTTAAGTTCTTCTTCCTTTGTTCTTTGTACCATAACTCAATGTCTTTTTGATTTTTCGAAATACTTTTGTTTGTCCTGCATAACTCTGATGATTGTATTCTGAATCTTTTCGATAACGAACTTCGGGGTTTCTGAATCACGGATAAATACAGGATGCACACTTATATGGTGCTTTTTGTAGAATAACGCATCATCCTCGCCTTGGAGCTTGATGTATATTCTAAAGCTAGGCAAAACTAAGTCACTATGACCTGCCTTCCCTTTATTTTTCGATTTCACATGCTTGATGCCGTTTTCATCAAGGAACTTCACTACTTTCTTAAGCTTCGTTTCATTCTTCATATACGTAAAATTTATAGTCTGCACTTTTTACAATCTAATTATACCAAGGCTAGGGATGGAGAGATTGAGTAGGTGTTAGCCATAATATTATACCCATAGTTACGAGTAGTAAATGTATAGCCTAGTCCTTCCATAAAGTTTACTTTAGGAAGATAAGTAGAGATAAAATGCTTTGTTTTCTTCAAAATTGTGTGTTTTACTGCAAATTTGACGATTTCGACCGCAGTTTTGATACTCACTCCAAGTTTCTTTGCAATGGTCTTGTATGACAGCCCCTTCTCAACATACTCAAATCCGTACCCGAACTTCCGTGCAGCATTACGTGCAGCCTTAACAACCTTGTAGTCGTGGCTGGCTCCGTGAGCATATCGAATAGTCCTTTGTGCGAAATCTTTTCTGCTTTGAATGACTGCAACCAAGATAGATTGCAGAGAATACTCAACACTCTTTAGAGTAGAATACTCCATCTTTCCTAACTTAACATTGCGCTTTGCGTGTTTTGACACAACGGAACGCAACACAAGGGTCTTTCCCACTATCGTGACAAGCCCATACTGAGACAACACATGCATGCGTTTCTTAATCGTGCGTGCGTGTGCGCCTAGTAAATTAACCAACTTGTTTATGCTATAATCTTTGAGAACGTTAGAACCTATTCTCTTGCGAATAAGCAAGAACATAGCTAAAGCTTTCAGCAACTCCTTGTTGCCGAACATTTCTAAAGCCAGTCTTAATCTTAGATTCTTGTTCATCTTGAAAAGAAAACGGGGAAAGAAAAAACCGCTCCACCGATTTAATCAATCCCCTATATTTTGATACCTATTGAATGCAGGTATAAATATCTAATGCTCAATCAACTCAAAGTGGAGTTTGTCATTGACGAGTGCAAAAGTACACAAACTTAGACAAATATCCAAATCTTTATACACTCGTTAACAATCTAGATTTTGTCTAAATATCAAAGAAAATTACCAAAAAATTTGTGTTATAAAAAAGTTATCATTATCTTTGCAGTAGTAAAACAAGTGGCTGAATGTTAGATTGTTAGATAATTTTACGTGTGACCCCAACGGAATCACGAAATAGGCAAAACAATAACGCTAGAACAATAAATTATCTAAAAGAAAAGCGGATTTAAGCTACTTATTATCAAGTACTTATATCCGCTTTTTTCATTTTAAGGGCAAATGTTAACGTAGAAATACCTGTTGTAAACGTGTTTACGTGCCGTATTCTTCACAACATTAGCTAAACCCTTGAAAATGAATCCATTCGGCTATTTTGAGACTAAATGTTAAATTTGAGGTGTGTTATCAAAATGTTATCAACCTCGTAAAATTATGTTATCAAAATGGCTAGAGTAAATTTAAGTATTATTCACAATCGGTTGAAGCGAGGAACGGCACAAAAGCCAGTTTCTATCGAATTAAGGTTCTCTTACAAGTCGGAAAGAAAGTACATCTCGACCGGCATCAAGGTTGTCCCGACACAATGGTCTGACAAACAACAGAAGATTATCAAATGCAAGAATGCCGATGCACTCAACGAGCAGTTGGATGCGTTCAGAGAGAGAGGCGAGGCAGTGGTTCTCAAAATGACCAAGATGGGATGCACTGACTTGTCTGTAATTCCTACTCTTTTCAATGGAGAGGATGATATGAGCGGAACCTTTCTGGAATACTGCAAGAAGAGACGTAAGGAGCGCAAGGTATGCGAGCACACCAAGAAACGCTATGATGTCTTCATCAAGTTCTTGGAGGAATGGGGAAAGATTATTGCCTTCTCTGATTGCAATGTGGCTAAGATTCGCGCGATGGATGAATACCTCCATAAGCAAGGAAAGGCTCAGTCAACCATCTATGACTATCATAAGTATCTCAAGCTATTTATCAATGATGCGGTGATAGATGGATTGATTGAGCAGAATCCCTACAAGTTTCTTCCTTTCCATATTGGCAAGGGAGAAAAGCAGTATGTGGATTGTGTCACCGAAGAACAGTTCGATGCGATCAAGGCTTTAGACTTGGCTACGCCACACTTGCAGCAAGCTAGGGATTTGTTTTTGTTCCAGTGCTATACTGGTATGGCTTACTCCGACCTGCAATCTTTCGATTACACCAACTGCGAGGAAATGGGCGGAAAGATGTTCTATCATTCAAAAAGAACGAAGACAGACACTGATTTCGTGTTTCAGCTTCTCACTCCTGCCGTAGAACTACTAAAGAAATACGACTTTAAGATGCCGAAGATTTCAAATCAGAAGTATAACGACTACCTAAAGGTAATCGGGCAGATGGTCGGAGTCGATAGACTTCATACGCACATGGGGCGTGCCACTGCTGCTACATTGTTTCTATCTAAGGGGATGCCCATCAACATCGTGGCAAGGGTGCTTGGTCATACAACTTTGAGACAAACCACAAGGTATGCCCGAACTCTCAATAAAGATGTGCAGTCGGCTTTTGATAATTTAGAGGGTAAGATATAACAAAAGAGGAGAGTCTAGTGCTCTCCTCTTTTGTTTGGTATAAGGTGAATCAGCCTAGCTTGCCCTCCCACTTTTCCTTAACAAACTCTTGCTTGCCTTCAATCTTGTTTTCGATAATCTTGCTAAGCCTATCTATGATACCTTCCTGCACAAGCATCTTTACCTTCGCATCAGCCAGTTCTCTAGTGATTTCCTCGTTGGATGGCTCGTCGCTATAGAACATCGTTCCCTTGCCACGAAGAAGCCAGTCTGCCGATATGTCCACGTACTTAGACAAAATAGCATCTATAAACTCCATTGACGGCTCCTTTGTTCCGTTCAAATAGTTATTTGTTGCAGCAGGTTTTGTGCCTAAAACATTAGCAAACCCTCTGTTAGACAGTCTATAATAGTCTTTTATCTCATTGATTCTATCTCTTAGTCCTTCCATGTCTTTAGTGTTTATAAATGTGTATATAAGTGAATTAACCCTAAATAAATGCCTATATTCTTGGTTATATGCCTACAATTATGTATCTTTGCATCCGTAATTCAGTATGAAACTGATTATATAATGTTTTACGTGTGCAAATATACATAAAAAATATGGATAAAGTGTTATATAAACCGAAAATTTTGATTAGAAGGTCAAAAATTTCTCCAATCGCAAAAGAACTGGGTTGTGCTACAGCAGCAGTTTACAACGCAATTGCGTACAGATCGAACAGCGATTTGTCAAAGTCAATCCGTAAAGTAGCCACTAGTAAATATGGCGGAATCAAGGTTGACAAATATCCTGAACTCATAGAGGAGTAGCCGTTTGGCTTTTAGATAATCCTACTATTATATGATAGTAGTGTATGATAGATTGTTTTAGCGTTATACCTCTCCTGCTCGGGAGAATGGGAGAGGTTTAAAAATGATGACTATACATATGTTGAGAATATATGAGTATTTTTATAGCATTTTGAATAGCACAGCGGTGCTTACTTTGTCAATATCTCTCTTGTCTGTGACAGATAGGAGAGGTTTTTGGAAGTTCATCCAACGGTTAGGATACTGTGCGATTCGCTAAGTTACAGAGGTTCAACTCCTCTACTTCCCACTATTCGTTATTGGTGAATTGTTATTATAATATCTCGTTCGGTTGGGGTGACAAAAGCTGCGATAAAGTCCATGGGGAAACCCTAAATCATAAGGAAATGTTGTGGGCGAGCATTCTACCAACACCTTTTACCTTACACCTTATTATATATAATGCATCAGTAACAATCTAAGCTAGCAATAGCAGTGTTCTTTGACACATTGGAAAAAAGAGAAGTTATTAAGTCCTTACAATATATTCAGAAATGCAGAGTGCAAGTAGAGTGAATGTTGATTGTTCAGCCATAATTGATAGTTTAAACTGATATACTACTTTTGCATTTTCTGAAATGTGGGTGAGCATGGCTCTTAAATTCGTGGTTGCGCACGATGCCCTCAACATTCCTCGCATAGCTCAGTTGGTTAGAGCAAGCACGTAACAGAAGTGTAAATCCTTAACGCATTCTTATCAAACCGTGCAACTTGGTCGTTGGTTCAAGTCCAACTGCGAGGACTATTTTATTCACGCATAGAAGCTATGTGCAGCGGCACAGCAATTCATAATTTTGAATTTGAAAAAGCAACTCCCTGCCAGTCCGTGAGGATAGGCAGGATTTAAATAAATCTGTAAACAATTATACTATATGATAGACTTGACAAAGACCACCCTCGCCACATATAGGCAAAGGGTGTACGACATATACAAGCAGCTCGAAAGAAACCCTTGGTGTACCCTAGAGCACTTCGAGCTATGTTATAGGCGGATTTCCATCCTCAACTCTAAGATTAACAGCATAAGGAAGGCAATCCGAAGTAGTGAAATCCAAAAAGAAGAGAAATATGACATTACATAGACGAACATCATTGAAGAGGACTCCTTTCAAGAAGACCGCACCTTGGGAAGCCAAGGCAAAGTCACAGGAGAAGAAGAAAGCCAAGGCAGGACTTAGCAAGCCAAAACTTAGAGACAAGTTAGATGCTGTTTTCTCCAAGTATATTCGCTTGAAATATTCCGATGCCAAAGGCTATTGTCGTTGCATCAGTTGTGGCAAGATTCTCCCATGGAAGGAAATCCAAAATGGGCATTACATGTCTCGCCGTTATATGTCCACCCGATTCTGTGAGGATAATTGCCGACCGCAATGTGTGGCTTGCAATATTTTCAATCAAGGAAATATACAGATGTATCGCCGAGGACTTATCAAGCAGATAGGAGAGCAGCGAGTAAACCTTGTGGAGTTACGAGCAAGAACAGAAAATAGGAACTGGTCAATATTCGAGTACAACCAACTTATATCATATTATCAGAAGGAAGTCGAAAGGTTGGCTAAAGAAAAAAGAATAAGTTTATAACAGACATGAATAAGAAGAATTTCGGTACAAACATCACAGTGGAGGCTGTTCCATTCCACATGCCGACCAAGGCACACGATACGGATGCAGCCTACGACCTCTACGCAAGCAGTGACGTGGAGGCAGTTCCCAACACAAGAGCCTATATCCCTTTGGGTTTCAAGATTTCGCTCCCTACCAATCTCTGCATGGTCATTCAGCCAAGAAGCGGTCAGTCTGGTAAGGGCATGTTGGCATTCGCTTGCTATCCTAAGTGGCTCAGATGGTTCTCTACGGTTCCTGAAAGAATCCGCATCAATGCCGATGTAATTGTTGGATTGATAGATTCTCAATACGGCGAAACTGTTAATGCAATCGTCAAGTTCGGACGATTCCGCTTGAAGCATCGCATCCTTCGCCTTCTTGGTTTCAAGATAGTTATAGGTGCCAATAGCCGCATCTGCCAGGGACGCATAGTTTATGTTCCACAAACGAATCTCATTACAGGATTAGTCAACGGAACTCGAAGCGGTCTAGGTTCAACGGATAAATAAAGGAGACTATTATGGAACCAATGATTACAATTTCCGTAGAGGATTACAATAATCTTGTTGAAGCAGCAAAGCAAGAACAATACAACTTGCTTGTCATCCTTGATAAGTTAGAGACCGCCTACAACAACGAGAATCGGAGAGATTTACGTGGTATTATACAAGGTTTTAGCTTCAAGGATTCGATTAAGATGCTTCGTGATGCGTTTTCAGAAAATGATGGCAATTTGCCAAAGGCTGTGGAACTATGGACGAGCAGTATATCATCGCCAAAATCAGAGCATTGATGCCCGATGAACATCATATCCCAAATGGTGTGCTCTATTCCAAGTTAAAGACAGAGATACAGAAAGATGTCTCGTCAATTCTTTCCAGTTTATTCAAGGCTGGAAAGATTACCTATAGCAAGACACTCAACGACATATTAATAAACATACAAAATGAGTAACAAGAACATCAAGCAGAATTATCTCCTTCAAATCAAGAATATTCTTAAGAAGGTAGAGAAGTCGAAGGATGCAGCAAGTCATTTCCGCTGCATCATCCTCATGGGCGATACGCAAGAGAAGGATGCCTATTCCTTCATTCATGCCTCACAAGAAGACATGAAGAATCTCATCCTATCAGCCATTCGTTATAACCCCGATTTCATAAAAGCCGATGGCGATGCATTCATGCAGTACTATAAGGAGCATTGCGAAAAAGGAGAAAAAGTATCACAACCAAAAACAGATAACAATGAAGAAAATCAGATTCAAGAAGATTAAGCTACTCAATTTTTGTGGAATACGTGACAAAGAGATTGAGTTTAGCGAGGGGTTGACCACAATCTCAGCTGGCAACGGACGAGGCAAGAGCACTATCGTTCGGGCAATCACTTACGCCCTCTTCGGCACTGACGAGAACGGAAGTTCGTTCGACATCAAAACGTTCGACCGAGACCACAACATCATCAAGGAGATTCCTCATGAAGTTTCCCTTACCCTGTCAGTGGATGATGAGGAAGTAACCTTCAAGCGCACGCTCACTGATTCATGGAAGGAAAGCAAGTGTACCAATACCTACAAGTACTTCATTGATGGCGAAGTGACCACCGCAGGAGATTACAAGAAGGCGATTGATGGCATCTTTGCCGAGAAGCCCTTTCGCTATTGCTCGTCACCAACCGCTTTCACCTCAGAGGGGTGGGAGATACAGCGTTCCCTCTTGGAGGATATTGCAGGAGGAGACGCAACAGTTGATGAAATCACCAACGGCGAAGAGCGTTACGACTTTATCGTCAAGGCTCTTAAGAAGGAGAGCATCAAGTCCCTCGTCCATCATCTTAAGTACAGCAAATCCGAGGTGCAGAAACAGCTGGACAGCATCCCTATTAGATTGGAAGAACTAGCCAAGACGCTCCCCGAGAAAGAAGATTGGGCTGAGCTTGGTGCCGACTTGCTCGAAAAGACCATGAAGCATAACGAGGTTAACACCAAGATAAGCAACATCAAGACAGGTGGCGCAGCCCAAGTCCGCAACGATGGCATCCGCAAGCAACTGGAGTTTCAGCGCAACCGCATTGACCAGATGGAGAAGGGCGCACGCATTCAGTCTGGCGAGCAAGAGACAAAGCATAATTCCGACCTCATCACCGCCCGAACCGCTAAATCCAAGGCACAGGCGATGGTCGATGAACTCAAAGCCAAGATGGACGGATTCAAAGATACCGAACTTCACATCAATCAGCAGTTGGAAGACCTAGAGAGACAGAAGAAGGACGGTGCGAAATTATACGATGAAGCCTCAGCCGAGCAATTTGAGTGGAACGATGAAGATTCATTCTGCCCACATTGCGGTCAGCCTCTGCCACCCGAGAAGGTCTTGAAGATGAAACGAGATTCCGAAGACCGCTTCAATGAGCGCAAGGGTAAACGATTGAAGAATTTGGTAACCTTGGCTGGTAATATCAAGAGCGACATCAATAAGCATCAGTCCCTCTTGGAGCAGTTGCAGGAAGACCGGACCACTACCACAAACCAACTCACCGAAGCCCACAAGGCACTCAAAGAAGCCGAAGCCCACTACGCAGAGGTAGAGAAGGAGGTACCAAAGAGCTACACCATGATCCTCTCCGAGAACGACAACTACAAGCAAGCCACCGAAGAGGTCAAGCGACTGGAGGAAGAGCTTAACAAGCCTGTAACCGATGATGAGGAGCAGAAGAAGATGCTCGCCGACCTAACGCAGCAATCTCAGTCACTACAAGAGGAAATGGAATCCCTCCGTTCTCGCCTAGCCAAGAAAGAGCAGTACGACCACGTTACCGCCCTCATTGAGGAATGCCAGAAGAATAAGAAAATCTATCAGCAGCAGATAGATGAACTAGACGAGAAGTTGGATATTGCGTCCGACTACAGCCAGAAGTCTTGCCAAATCCTAGAGGATAAGGTTAACAAGCACTTCTCGTTTGTCAAGTTCTCTCTCTTCAAGTCTGACCTCAACGGCGAGAAGAAGCCATTCTGTGAGTGCTACCATGATGGCGTTCCTTACTCTCGTCTCAATGGTGCAGCCAAGGTCAATGCAGGAATCGACATCGCAAATACAATCTCCAAGTTCTACGATGTTTCCGTTCCCATGGTGCTCGATGAATGCGAGAGCAACCTCCATCCTATTTTCAAGGACGGTCAGCAGATTCGCTTCTATGTCACCAACGACCCAGAGCTAAAGGTTGAATATCCTGCCAAGGCAGTTATGGAGTAAGCTATGGAGGTTAAGACCAAATATAACATAGGTGATGCCGTCTATCTTTTGGATGGATATAAAATCCACCGTGCCAACATCGTGGGAGTATTCTTCCAACAGATGGGCGAGTCACCATCTAGCATACAATACAAGTTCGCTGTCTTCCCGACAAAGAAGGAAAGCGAATGTTTCAAGACAAAAGAAGAATTAATAAAATTTTTAAGTAAGTAATATGGCAGAAACAGCAGTATCAGTAAAGCAGCCTTCCCAGAAGGCTCTTGCAGTAAAGAACTTCCAAGCGGTGATGAACAATAGCTATTACCAGACCCTCTTGGAGAATACGATGAAGGAGAACAAAGGAGCATTCACCACAAGCTTGATGGAACTCTTCACCTCCGACCCTCAGTTTATGCTATGCGACCCCAACGCCCTCATGAGCGAGGCTGTCAAGGCAGCAGGTTTGCGCTTGCCTATCAATAAGCAGCTAGGACAGGCTTACATCATCGTCTTCAAGAACAAAGACAAGGTAACAGGCCAGCTCGTTCCGACCCCAACCCTCGTAATCGGTACAAGAGGTTACGTTAACCTCGCCCTTCGCACCAACAAATACACCAACATCAACAAGGGTACCATCTACGAAGGCGAATTCAAGGGCTTCGACAAGATTACGGGCGCACTCGATGTGAGCGGAACCAAGACATCAGATGTACCAGTTGGCTACTTCGCCTACTTCAAGGAAACATCGGGCTTCGAGAAGATAATGTATATGAGCCTAGACGATGTTTGCAAGTTCGCCAAGACCTTCTCGCCAACGGTCAAGTTCAACAACAAGATTACATGGCAAGGTTTGAAGGAGGTAGCCATCAAGCAGTCTGTCAATGGCGAAGGTGGAGGCTTGGGCTGGTACGCAGGATTCCAAGACATGGCAGAGAAGACCGTGCTCCGTCAGCTTCTCACCAAGTGGGGAGAACTCTCCGTTGATGCCGAGCAGATTATCAATGCCGATGAGAAGCCTACCGCCTTGCAGCAGCGAGACGCAGAGTTTGCCGAGGCAAAGGAAGTGATAACGGTTGATGCTGAGACAGGCGAAATCAAACAGCCATCTTCTGGAGATATGCAAGAAGCTCCTGTAGCAGAAGCAAAGCCAACCGATAACCCTTTCAAGTAAGCAAAGATGAAGCTAATAATTATTGGCTCTTCATCGTCTGGCAATGCGTATGCCCTTCGAGCAGATTCAGGAGAAATCCTGCTGCTCGAAGCAGGTGTACCTTTCAAAGAGGTAAAGCGAGCCATCGGGTACAAGACAAGCAAGGTGGTAGGGTGCTTAGTGAGTCACGTTCATTCTGATCATGCCAAGCACATCCCAGAATACATCAAGGCAGGGATAGATGTTTATTCCAATAAGGAAGTTGCCTATGAGGTAAAAGGTGCAAAGCCTATATATAAAGAGAAAACCAAGAGCCTCGGCTCTTTCAGGATTACACCTTTTGCGGTTGAACACGATGTGTTAAACTTTGGCTATCTCATTTATCACCCTAAGGTTGGTGGAATCTTCTTTGCTACCGATTGTTACAATCTCCATCAGATTATCAAGGGTTGTCGTACCTATCTCATGGAATGCAACTACGAGGATGGACTCCTAGAAAAGGCTGTCAACGAAGGCAAGACCATCGCAAGCCAAGCCGACCGCATCCGTCTCTCCCACATGAGCCTAGCCCATGGCATCCAGTTCTTGCAGCAATGCGAAGCCGAGAAGTCCGCCAAGCAGATAGTTCTCATCCATGGTTCCTCTCGCCACCTCAATCCAGAGAAGGCAGTGAGCAAGTTTCAACAGGTCTTGGGCGTACCTACATATTACGCCCGACCACATTTAGAAATCAATTTAATGTAAATACAGCAATGAGCGTATATAATCCCAATGATCCTAGAGATTATCTAGCAATCGTCAAGGAAGTAGAGAAAGCCAAGAATGGCAAGTACAAGCTAGAGATTAAGAAGTTCCACCCAGTTCAGACCGACAATCAGCAGCGTTTCATCCACTTCATGATTTCCTATTGGGCGATGAAGAACGGCGACACCTTCTATAGCACCTTGCGCAACATTCAGCTTCACATCTGCCCTGTGCCATTCTTCACAGGCGAGAAAGACGAGCGAGGCAACGATAAGTTTAAGCCAATCTCAGCCCTCACCACCGCCGAGGCATCATCCGTTATCCGAAATTTCCTCGACTACGCTTCTATGAACGGCGTTCCCATACCGGAACCAGAGGACAAAATTAGCATCGACTACTGCAAGCGAGAGTTGGAAAGTTCAGGTGCTGGTTGGGTATAGTTAACAATTAAAATGTAGAATCTTATGAAGACATTAAAAGAAATCAACGCAGAGGCAAAGAAATTTGCACCAGACAACGAAACGATGCAAGAAGCCTTCATTCAAGGAGCACGTTACGCTCTTACAGGTCGCTATTACAAGGAAGCCGAACTGTTTAATGAGACGAAATCCTTAGCTGTAAAGGTGCAAGATGCCGTATTTATTGGAGAAAACGACTCCTTCGAAGATTGGTGGGAAATGTATCAAAAAAAACGAGGCAAGAAGAAAGCCAAGCAGAAATGGGACAGACTTACCGAAGAGCAACAAACAGCTTGCTTGCTAGCCACTCCAGCTTACGTAGCCTCTACTCCAGACCCAGTGTACAGAAAAGACCCCCTCACTTACCTCAACGGCGAGTGTTGGAATGACGAAATCATAAACAAGACAAGCAATGAACAGCAACGAGCACAGCGCCTTGCAGAGCGCACGAGAAACCTCATCAATAGCGCCTTCCAACAGTGACAGACCGGGCTACATTCGTCCTATGTCCTTCACCGAAGCAATCAACAAGGGCAACAAGACGATGCTCACTATTCGTAAGGATGGAGGCTTCCAAAATCTCACCGCTTGGGTCATGGGACGATTGGTAGTGCTCTTTCGCTACCTCGGTGCCTACGATACAGAAGGAGGCGTAACCGACTTTCAGATACAGATGCTAGCGCAGCGCATTTGCGCCAAGTATTTCTACCTAACTCCAGGCGAGCTAGATTATTTCTTTGTTTGCTTCGAGAATGGGCAATACCGCAAGCTCTTCAACAACGGAAAGTCCGTCAATCCCCAAGACCTTATGATGTCCTTGGTCGATTACGAGAAAGACCTGTTGGAGGCGAGGGGCAGGGCTGAGGAAGAGAAGAAAAGACAGGAAGAAGCCAAACAAGCCGCCGAAGATGCCAATAAGCCCCATGGCTTGGAGGCATGGAAGCTTTATTGCGAGAGCCATGGTCTTGATCCTGACACTCATCGCATCCAATCCGTCAAGCTCCACGATGTCAACGAAGAGTTATATCCCGAGCGAGACGAGAACGGAATCATCAAGAGAACAATCGACAAAATCAAAAGAAAGTTATGAATAGACAAGATATCGAAATCATCGTGGCATCCGCAATGTTCCTCCTAGGAATAGCGGTAATCATCTACGACCGCATCAAGTACCACAAGTACTATACTAGCAAAGGCAAGCTGATAATCCTTCGCCTCAACAACCCCTACGTTCGCAGAATCCTCGAAGGCAATCACTTCAACCTCTGCGAGTGCGCCTATTACAACACCCATCAATACCTGTTCACGATAGAGGGCGACCGCATCTGTGGTTTCACCGAAGATTGCACCCATCTGATAGCCGATGCAGTCAAGCACAATCAGGAGGTAGTTGATTGCGGCATCAACATCAATCGTTTCGTTTACGAGGTTCAAAAGGCTCAGAAAGAATATAACACGGAGGTAACCCAATGAAACAAATTGTATTGAAGGACAAAGAGATAGATTTACTTTTAATAGCATTGCGTTGTATGGATGAAGAAAATTACAACGCTTTTACTTGGAAAAGTATTCCTTGGAATGAAGCTAAGGAACTAAAAGATAAATTAAGAGCAAAGCTAAAAAGTGTTTTGTTTAATGTTTAACAGCCTTCGGGCTAAATAGTGAGAATATAAATTAATTTAAGTATTATGTATAAAGATATTCTAGGTAAGAAGTGCATCGTAAGAAGCTATGATGCTGGTGTGTATTTTGGTACAGTAACTAATGTTGAAGGTGAGACTGTACGAGTGGAGAATCCTTTGTAAATAACAATGGTTTGTCTCTTGATGATAAGACTACAGTGAGAGAGTTTGTAGAGCTAACCAAGAATGCTTATGGCGGCGATATTGTCAAGAAGCTGCCTAAAGCATACGGAGTAACAGATTAACTAACCGCCTCTCCTTGGTGACAGCAGGGAGAGGGTAAATAGAAAAGAATATGATAGTAATCGATTTTGAAATTAGTACATCAATAACAGAAGCTGTACGAGAATTAAAAGCAGAATCATATAGAATCAAGGAACGAGTAGTTGCTGAGTTCAATAACTTCTTGTTAGACTCTAATAAAAGCGAGGAAGACAATCTAAAAGATTATTACGCACAATGGAATAAGATGTGCGATAATTATATTGATTGGGAGCAGCGTAGATATGAGATAGCTAAAGCTGCTTTGGTTGGAGAACTTGCTTCTCCTGTTGTTGAGGGCATTGACCCAAATCCGAGTATGAGGGACGCTTGTAAATGGGCTGTTAAGTTTGCAGATACCCTTATTAATGAATTAAAGAAGGAGGATAAGCAATGAGCATAGCAAGAGCAAAGATATACATCCGTGGTTTGATTAGCGGAAGTAAACTACTGGAAGACATGGGCAAGGTAAATACTGCCGATGGCATTAAAAGACAATGTGAGAAAATACTTAAAGAGTTGGAGGAAGAGTAAAAAAAATGTTTATATCAGAAAAGAAACAATTTAATTACGTTTGGAGTCTAACTTATCCTATCAATAGTGAATCTATTCAGAAGGATATAGATGATACAGATAGCATAGATTTCGCAAGATTTGTATCAAGAAAGGTCGTTAAGCTATGTGCTGAAAGAATAGAGACAATGCTCGCAAATGACTTAGACGACTTTGATATTGATAAAGAGTTAAGTGATTTACATGAGACACTTGCGTTTGCAATAGAGAATTATCATATGTAAATTTATTAAATAAGAAAGGAAATAAGCAATGAATCGTGATGAAGCAAAGCAGCTGTTGCCTATTATTAAGGCTTTCAGCGAAGGGAAAGAGATAGAAAGACGCTCTTTCGGTGAGAAACAATGGAAAGAAGCTAACTATATTGTACATACTGATTGTAATGAGTATCGCATCAAGCCATCACCAAAGTACCGTCCTTTTGCCAACGCAGAGGAGTGTATGCAAGAAATGTTGAAGCATCAGCCAGTGGGGTGGGTAAAACAAAAAGTAAGCAAAGCAATATATTGTATTGGAAGCTGTGATATAGAAAATATTTATGTTGGTACAACCATAAAAATACATGCTTATAATAAAGCCTTAGATGAATTCACCTTCTATGATGGTTCGGTCTTCGGTATTAAAGAAGAAAGCGATGGTTGAGTATGACTTGTTGGGTATGCGTAGATAAAGATAGTACAGAACGCATAATGCTAGAAAAACCTGAAAGATGGGGAAATAGTATTAAGTGTTGGACTACTCCTGGGGTAAGAAGTGGCGCACTCCCCAAAGGCTCAATCAAGAAGCTGATAGGAAGAGAGCTAAGCTGGAGCGATGAGCCAGTGGAGTTGAAGGACAGTGTATGAAGCAATACAAGGTAGATTCAGAGCTGAGAGACAAGCTAGTCTCTTGGCTCACTGACATAGCAGACAGGGCAGACCATCTGACAAGTGGCAATGTTGCTCACAACAAGGCTTACATCAGTGGTGTTGCTCGTAGGGCTGCTGAGTATGTAATAAAACATAGTATTGAACTTAAAGAAGAGTGATATGGAAGAAATAATTAAGATTACAGAGAAGGACGGTCGAAAGGCTGTAAATGCAAGAGAGCTTCATTCTTTCTTAGGAGTAGGAAAAGATTTCTCTTCTTGTATTAAGAAGCAGATAGAACGTTGTGATTTGGTTGAATTTCAAGACTTTGAGGTTTTCACCCAAAAGGGGGAAAACCTACAAGGAGGAAGACCTACAGTAGAGTATGCTCTTTCTCTTGATATGGCAAAGGAGCTGTCCATGGTCGCATAGAATAAAAGACTAGTAGCAAAATTTAATTGTAAAATAAAATCATGAACGAAATTACAATGATTAGTAAGTCAATCTTCCTAGGTAAGGAGATTGATGTGTATGGAACAGCCGAGAACCCTTTGTTCTTGGCAAAAGATGTTGCAGAGTGGATCGAGCATTCTGATGTATCGACCATGATGCGCAATGTGGATGAAGACGAAAAGGTTACAAACATTGTTTGTACCCCTGGTGGAACTCAGAGTGCTTGGTTCCTCACCGAGGACGGTCTTTACGAGGTATTGATGCAAAGCCGCAAGCCACAGGCTAAGCAGTTCAAGAAAGGAGTGAAGGAAATCTTGAAGTCTATCCGAAAGACTGGAGCCTATTCCATCAACACCCAGATAAAAGATAGAGTAGAGGCAGGTATGATGTGGGTAGAAGGATGCAAGCGAATCCTCAACCTCAGCGAGGCATCTACGCTCTTGTTGATGCAGAAGGTAGCAGAACCTCTTGGTCTTCCATCCCCAGACTACGTTTCGAGCAAAGGCGTGATGCACTCTGCATCCGAACTTCTCAAACGCTTTGGCTTCAAGATGTCAGTTTTGAAGTTCAATCAGAAAATGATTGAGCTAGGTTTCTTGAAGGAGGAGACCCGACAAGGCAAGTCCAAGCTTCACAAGTTCAAGGTTATCACTGCCAAGGGAACCATTTACGGCGAGAACCAAGTTTCTCCAAAGAACCAGAACGAGACACAGCCACGATGGTACGACAACAAGTTTAACGAACTTCTTAAAATATTATTAGGAGAATAAAAATATGGAACAAAACACAGAGACAAAAACACTGAGTTTCAGTAAGGGAATGACCAACATTCCGAGTGACACAATCTGCGAGGATGGAGAGCTGTTGGAGAGCGATGGCATCATCTACAAGGATGGAAGCATGGTGCCTATACAGAAGCCAGTGGACATCACAGGTGGTGTTCCACTTGAAGGTAAGCTAGTTTATGTACATAAGCTGGCAGATTATCGCAACCTAATCACTTACATTGAGGATAAGGAGCAACTCGTTTGCTATGTTAACTTCAAAAATGGAGAGACTGAGAAGCGAGAGGAAAACAAGCAGACTATTGACCTCGATGCAAAACTGCTTGACGTGAAGAGTGTGGGTAATACGCTAGTATGCGCAACGGACAAAGGCTTGCATTATATGCTATGCAAGGGACATTCGTATAGCGACCTCGGGACAGAACTTCCTAAGCCAAAGGTGGAGTTCTACACAGATGGAACCACTGATAATTGGCAAAAAGAGCAGGATGATTTGAAAAAAGATTCTTTTGTTTGCAATATAGAAAGTTTCGTAGAATTAGTTAATCGTTATGCTTTTTATCATCGTAGTGGCGATGACTTACATAAACTTTACGACACAGATTATGATCAAAATAAATATAGTTTTCCTGGAGACTTATTTTTTCATCATTCTGTAAAACAAGATAAAGAAACTGATTTTAAAAATGCAGTTGTCGGTCATGTCAGCCAGATGATAAACTGGGTAAAAGACAAGAATAAATTTGCTTTCCCTTTCTTTGTAAGATTTGCCCTTAAAATGTTTGATGGTAGTTACACTCGTATATCAAATCCTATTATTTGTTATCCTTCTACTTCTCGAAATTGCAAATTTGTAGAAACTGGAAAGAGCAGTAGAGGTTACTACGAAGAAGGATATGATACTAAAAAATATATGTACCATATTGGATATAGTGGTCTCTTTTTCAAGGCTATCATAGACAACAAGGATAATTGGTCGGATATAGTAAAGGAGTTGGTTGTTTTTGCAACCGATGACGTTATGCCATTCGAGTTAAACGAAGATTGGAAGTTCAAAGACCCAATGGAGACAGACAATACAATCTTCTACAACGGTGGAGGTAGTTATCATGAAAGTGTTGTTAGTTTTAGAGATTCCACTTACACTGGAGGTGGTTATCACCCGGCTGCATCCGAATGGCTGATGCCTGTTTACAAGACGAATGAAAAGATTATTAAAGAGCTGTTGGAAAAGACTCAGTTCTATAAGTTGTTTTCGCTAGATTTTGACTCCAAGTATATTGATGGCGAATGGCATGATTCTTCCGAAAGAAGTGAAGGCGTTTCTGATATAAACATCATTGACAATGGTGTGGTAAGCACATTGACAGAACAGGAACAGCTAAAGGTCGATGATTATTACGGATGGGCAAAACTCGTTCCTAGCAAGTTGTTTACCTATAACAATAGACTTAACACGGTAGGAACTGCACGCTATCCATTTGAGGGCTTCAACTTCTTTGCGGACTGCAAGGAGGGTGTTAAAATCGAATACGAATATTATACTCACATCGTTAATCAGCAAATTGACACTTGGGTAAAGTCGGACACAAGCGACAACGTTGACCCGATGATATTTACAGGGTGGCTTTTCTATCCAGACCCATACGCAAAGGAAATGATTATCATGGTAAAGGGAGAGAAAAAAGGGTGGCATGTGAATCTGCATACTCATAAAATGCTAAATGGAGCATATAGTTTCGCAAATCTCCCTGCCCCTGACAACGGTATAAAAATATCTGATATGGATATACCTACGGTTAGTGGTGATTTTGAGGATTTAAACTCTCAAATCTTCACCTCTGTTGTCAACAATCCTTTCGTCTTTGAAGCGTCGGGCGACAACACCGTTGGTACAGGCAAGATTCTTGGCATCGTAGCCAACACTGAGGCTGTGAGCCAAGGGCAGTTTGGTCAGTACCCACTGTTGGTGTTCACAAGTGAAGGTATTTACGGAATGTCGGTCAACAGCGAGGGACTGTATAGCGCAACCTATCCTATCTCCAGAGAGGTATGCTTGGAGAACTCGCCTCTGGTGCCTACCGACCGACTGATATTCTTTGCTTCCAAGAAAGGCTTGATGGCTGCGAGCGGAGGAAGCGTTGCATGTGTTAGCGAACAGTTGCGAGGTCGCCAAGCAGACCCAATGCGATACTACCGTCTGGAAGAAGGTCCTATCTCATTGAACCGAGTAGCCGACCTAAGCATAGCAAAGTTTTTGGTAGATAGCTTTGTCGCCTACGACTATCGTGACTCTCTCCTGCGCATCTTCGCCAAGGATAAGTCGTACCAGTACATCTACAATATGGTGGACCATACGTTTGCCGTGGATAACAGCGGCATCATAGCTCAGGCAGTAGTCAATGATTACCCTGACAACTTGATACAGGATGAGGACGGAAATGTATATTCTTTGACCGACAAACCAGACATCAATGAAGACGAGAATCTATATAGCGGCACCATCATTACTCGACCGATGAAGCTGGGCAGTTCGATGATTTTGAAGAGTCTTCGAGAGATTCGTAACATTCGTAAGACAACACAAGGAAAACTTACCTTAAAGGTTTTAGCCAATAACAATGCGGGGCAGAACTGGTGCCAGCTAACTAGTCTCCTTGGCAAGCCGTGGGCATACTTCACTTTCGAATACACCTTGACCGACTTCAAGGCAAGCGATTCCTTCCAAGGCTCGGTCGTTGTCATCCAAAACCGCCGTTCTCTGCTCCGAGGGCAGAACTAGCCATCAAAACCACAAAGGCGACTACTCATTACGAGCGGTCGCCTTTTTCATTTCAACTAAAACTTAAACCTTAAAAACTTATGAAACACATTACGAAGAAATTCTACTATATATCCTAACCAGAAGCACCAAAGATGCAGAAGTCCGTTCACATTCGGCACGATCATGGTGCAAACGATGAATGGCATCGCCTTTACGAAGGCATCCTTCCACCTTCCTGTTCTTCCCCACATAATCCCAAAAGCACCAAACAAGAACCCCGAAAGCCCCATCGTCTCACCATCCACATACATCGGCAGAAAGCTAGCCACTACAGCCACCCCGAAAGCCTCAGCCAGAGGAATCTTATTCCTGATGCTCCAGAGTACCATCATGTTGATGCAAAGATGAAACACATTCGCATGGCAGAAGCTATACACCAGATGGTTCCACCATGGGCATCCCTCATAGAATCCAGTATGCAGGAAATACCCACCAATGCAAGCCAAGCTAAGAACCATCTTAACCCTTAAGTTCCTTATTTTTCCGTCTTGACCTAATATCCTCGAAATGGTAATTTTTTCCATATTTCTTTAATGAGGGGAAAATATCTTTAAACGTATCTGCGCTGATATAAAATTCTGATGCTGGCTGAGAGACCAAGAACTGACAGATGAACCAGAGCGACTTGCCCATAAACTCTTGCTTTTGGGTCATTTGATTTAATATCTTAAACATCTCCAAATACATGCTCCGAATCTTTGGCGACAACTTTTCTATCTTGGAAGTGTCGCCCATAACCATCGGTCGCAACATGTCGTATGCTTGTTTGGGGGTAACATAAAAGCGAGGGGCAGGATGGGTAACGGTCTTTTCATAAGCCTCCCTCTGGGTGCGGCATTTGGTATAGACCTCCCGATAAGCCTCCATTAGGTCTTCTCGCATCTTGCAAGTCAACTCAAATTTTCTTCTCACCATACACTTGTCTGTTTAGATGATGCAAATATACAACTTATTTAGAAAATATCCAAATTGTATAGTAATATTTAACTTTTTACCATAAAAATGTTCCTTTTTGTCTAGAAATGCTTAATTTTGCAGAAGATTAATACATTTAACCTATATTTAGCTGGAATTAGTAATTAATTCTACATAATTATTTTTAAAACGTAAGTAATATGAAGCAAAAGAACGATTCACCTCTTACGGAAGAGGAGCGGCAAGCCGTGCGTAGCGTAATACTGAGCCGCAAGATTTATTGTTTTTATGAGTTCCTGTCTTGGCTGGCACCATTTCTTCTGATGCTAAGCCACTGGTACGGTGTATATGATTACAGCAATTATCCGAGACCTACCATCCTCGATACAGATGATAATGGCAGTTGCGTAATCTGGATGTACGTGCTATGCTATCTGTATATGCCGTTTGCCATGATACCTGTGAGCTATTTCTTTCACTGGTGTTGGATTATCCGCATTCCGTTTTACTACTTCATAGGCATCAATGCCATCCGACTGTGGTACCAGCATTGGTTCATGACACCCGAGCAGCTTCCTGCCCACTACTTCTTGATAGTATTAACCCTTATCATATACGCTTATGGAATCATTAGCATTATTATCGAAGGCAAGAAATGCCCTGCGAATGTTAGAGAATGGAGAGTGTGGTTTCGATAACATTCAGCGTGAGTCTGCCATGCGAACCCTAGACTACTTTATGAGCGGCAATAGCCACTTCAACGAAATATCAGCCAGAGGTTGCATAGCACAGATGTATTACTATCGTTCCGACACAGAGAAGGCTTTTGCGCCATACTTCTCCTACGAGGAGGTCAGGGAGGAATACGAGAAGGTAGCCGATGCTATCCCAGACTACAACTTATGGGACTTCGCCGTCACCATGAACCTAGTCTATTCCAATCACATCGAACTTGTTAGGAAATGGTCTCGAACGGAGCAGTCTGTCATCAACAAGATAACCGACCTTTCTGTCAGTTTTCTCTCTGATGAGGATACCAATCACCCCACCGACAAGATATTTTGGTATGTTACAGCAGGGTAGTCGTGGTATCGGAAAAACATATCGGAGTATCATTTACCTTTGTCGCCATTAATCAAAACATTAATGGTATATATGACAGAGATATTTCAAACATTCCTTCAGGAGCACCTATATAGGGTTGCGTTGATCATCGCACTCTGTATGGGTGCTCTTGTTGTTTCCATGGGCGTTGACCTCTTCTTTGGCATCAAGAAAGCCAAGGAGAACGGCGAGGCTACCACCAGCCGAGGATTCAAGAAGACGTGCGACAAGGCACGCAAGTACTTTTCACCCTTCATGGTGGCAGTGTGCATAGACATCATCGCCGCTTGTGCCAACTGCCCTGTACCTATCTTCTCGATGGTGTGGGCTGGATATTGCGTGTTCTGCGAGTTCGTTAGTGTCCGTGAGAAGTCTTGGCAGAAAGCCGAGATACGAAAGCAAGAGCGTACCGTTAGCATTCTCCTAGAGAACAAAGACGATATAGCCAAGGCTATGATTGAGATTTTGAAGCAAACAAAGGCAGAGGAGGAACAGGCATGAAGATAACGAGAGCACAAATGTTGGAGATTGTCGGTGATTCCAATCGTGTTGACCGATACTTGCATTACATCAATATGTGGGCGGACACCTTCGAGATTAACACACCTCTTCGCATGGCATATTTCTTAGGACAGGTCTTGCACGAAACCAATGGATTAAGACAACTTAAGGAGGTGGGCAAACCAGCTTACTTCTCCAAGTACGACAAAGGCAACCTAGCCAAGATGTTAGGCAACACCCAGAAAGGCGATGGACTCAAATATCGTGGACGAGGTTTCTTGATGTTGACCGGACGAGCCAACTACCAAGCTTATCAAAACTCAGGCTTCTGCAAGGGCGACATCATGAGTCAACCCGAACTGCTCGAAACTCAAAATGGCTCAGTCAAGAGCGGCATGTGGTATTGGTGGAAGAAAGGTCTCAATGCCCTCGCCGACAAAGATGATATATTGAAGGTCACAAAGAAAGTCAATGGTGGAACCAACGGACTTTCCGAGCGAACCAAGTGGACGGATAAATGTAAAAAGGTTTTGTGCGTATGAAATGGTATGATGTAAATATATGGACAAAAGCACTTGGTGCTCTGCTAGGTTTGCTTCTCATTTTTCTCTTGTATGGCTGCAAGAGCAAAGAGTATATCAAGGTGCCAGAGTATCACACCGAATACGTGAACCACACCGATACCTTCCACAAGTTGGATAGCGTATATCTAAAAGATTCCGTTTTCATGTACCAGAAGGGCGATACTATCTACCACACGAAGATAACCTTCCGTGACCGCTACCATAATATATATAAGGTGAAGCTAGATACCATCATCAAGCAAGATTCCGTTTCCGTCCCATATCCTGTGCAGAGAACGCTCACCAAGAACGAACAGCGACTGATGGATATAGGTAGGGCATCTATTATCTGTATTCTCTTGGCGTTAGTCCTTGGAGTGTCAACCCTCATTTGGTGGTATCACAACAAAAAGTGTTAGCTTATGGCTGAGATTTCAAAGGAACTGGAGGCTATTGATTCCATACTTATGGAGTTGCACGACCGCATTCGCTCGGGCAGGTGCCTCACGAACAAACTTCAAAATTTCATGATGCTCGATTTCCTCCACATGATCGCCAACAAGGATGAGGGAATGAGCTTCGCCGAAGCCTGTTCCTACACTCGCATTCGTCCTTCCACCTTCCGAAGGTTAGTCAAGGATGGCAGACTTCCAGAAGGCAAGAAGCGAAAGGGCTTCACCGAGAAGTTCTGGTATGCAAAAGATTTGGATAAATTCTTAGATAAATTGTGATAGTTGTTTTTCTTGTTTTGTTGAAAGATTGTTTATTTATTTTAAATTTATGTTGTTCATAACAAAATCCCCACTCAGCTGTGATAGCAGGGTGGGGATTCTTCTTATATCTTGGCTACCGAGTGAACACCATCGCCTCCGTAACTCAACTTGTCTTTCTTCTTCCATTGAGGTTTCTCCATGTCGTTTGCGCTAACCCAGAGACCGATGGCTGTACTCATCAATACATCATCGTGGTTTCCGTTGCCTACGATATTGCCAAGGCTACCATCGTCATGTCGCTCATAGATTCTCAGCTCATGATACATTTCTTTGTCAGGCTCATCCCAAAGCATATCGTCCACAAATTGCTCTAGGTTGTCGATTACCCATCCCTTGGTAAGCTTGTTGGTCTGGAATCCATACTTAGCCAGTACGTCATCACTCACGTCCTCTGGGCTGGTTGTGCGTTGATAAAGGTTATCGTAGTAGTCCGCTATCTCGTTCAGAATGCTTCCGAAGTGGTCACCTTCCGTGTTGTTGTTCTTCTCTCGGTCGGCAGTGTTGCTCTCAATCACCAGCATGGCATCATCGTAGTAGTGAGCCAGAGCCGCAGCCATCCATGCCAGCTTGTCGTGCCTTACGTGACCTCGGTACCTAGCCACCACCCTAGGCTTGCCCTTGATGGTCGGTATCATGCCAAAACGGTCTATCACGGTCATTACGGTGTAGTCCGATGTCGAACTCTTACCACCAATATCCACGCTTACCACATATCTGTTTTCTACTTGCAGAACGTTTGGAACCGCCCAAATCTTCAAGTCGCCCATGCCGTCGGTTCGTATGCTGATTTTCGACTTGGCGATGGTCTGGTCGTTCTTCACTGCTGTATTCACCATGATGTCCGCCGTATAGAGAGGCTCACGCTTGTATTTCTTCTGCAGGTCGTCTATCGAATAAGGATTGAATACCAAGTTACCAGAGTTACGGAAGGCATCTTCCTCATCTACTGGTGCCTCGGTGGCACAGAAGGAATGAGTGGTGAACTTGTTGCGGAAATTCCTGTACCATTCGATGGCTTGGAAGCAAGCGCCCTTCTCCCACATTCTCCAGAAGAACTTGCCTGTCTCTCGGTAGCCCTTAGGGTTGGTGGTCTTGTCTCTGTTCTGCAAGAGCCATCGGGCAAAGGCTCGCTCGTCCTTCACCTCCTCCATGTCGTGCTCTATGAAGAAGCAAGGGATGAAGAGGAAGGAGTAAGCATCGTTGTTCTTCGGGTCCATGGCGAGTTGGCACTTCTCGTAGAAGAATCCCGAGTTACCCTTTCCTGTGCTCTCGAATACCTCCAAGTTGTCCTCTTGGTTTCTGATACCACCAGAGATAGACGAAATCACGCCCTCAGGGTCGTGCTCTGGTGTCTTCTTCCAGTAAGCCACCTCCGAATAGTGGGCGCAGTGGAAGTTGCTACCACGCACCGAATCGAAGTTCTCGAAGGATGCCACTGTCAGGGTGCTTCGTCTTATCGCCCTTATGCCATCCGTAACTTGGAAGTCGTCAGGCGAGTTCTCGTAAGGCGAGAATTGCAGCTTCGCACCGCTGTGTCCGAGTGTCCACCCTGGTTGATGCTCCAGAGCCTTTCGATACATCGCCTTGATTTTCTTCGCCGTGTTCTTCTGCTGGGCTAGCACGATGGCGTTCCATCCGTCTCGGCGAAAGTCTTGCAGCCATTTGATGTAGAGCTGGGTCAATGTAGAGCCTCCCCACTGTCTTGCTTTCAGGATCACCACTCTGATAGCGGCTCCACTCGTTCTTAAGTCCTCGAATATCTTCAATAGCTTTCGCTGAGGATAGTTCAGCTTGAAAGGTATCATGTTACCTGTCACCTTATCCTCAATCTTGTCGGTCGCATATAGCGCAAACTCGGGGTCTTCCCTGAATCTAACCTTCATAATCTCGAAGGTCAGCACCATAATGAGCTGCTTGGTGTAATAGCTTTTCTCGTTATACTCTCGTCCCCACACCTGTATGATGTATTCTTTCAGACTGCCCACCTGTTTGAGTCCCCTATATAATAAGGTACGCATACATTCCCTTGGTACCCACATCTTCTTGATCATGAAGTCGGGCAGTTCCAACACTTCCCTGTGCTCCATGTCGTAGCAGTTTTCGCCAGTCCACGGATTATAAGTTCCGTATATCTCTTCGTACCTTGCTCGGTTCTCCAGTACGAGGTCATCTATTTCCTTTTCAGTTACCTGTGCCATTTCCCAAGTCATTTAGCTCCTCAAAGTCAGCGTCCTGTATCTTAGGTACGCTCTCCATGTCCAGAGCCTTGTCGTTGCTCACCTTCGTCATACCCATCGCAGCAAGCTGCTTGAAGTCCTCATCCAGTCCATGCGTCACGCTCACCTCGCTCTGCTTTGGTATCATGTGCTTCATCAAGTCCTTGTAGATGGTTACGTAGGTCTTAGGGTCGTACTCGGCTAGCTCATTCATCTTCTCCTCAAATTTCTCTTGATGGCGAGCCAAGAAGTCACGCAGAAATTCCTTCTGTGCGCTCTTCTTTACAGGTAGTACAGCCTTTGCCTTTTCTGCCCTTTCCTTCTTAAGTTCCCTTACGGTCTGAAAATCGAAATCATCCATCGTTCTAATTAAACATTAAACACTACACACTAAACATTACCCGAACGGTTTCATCGGATGCACCAAGCTTCCTGCCTTGGTGGCGTTAGCCGCATCTATGATGTCGAGTTCGTCATCTGCCAGTTGCTGAGCCTTGTCGGCAGTCAGAGGGTCTTTGCTTGTCAGCGTGAGCATAAAGTATTCATACAGCGCACCGGTCGAAATATAATGGTGAATGTTCTGCACCAGCTCGTCAAATCGGGCATCGTCCCAAGAGTCGGGCATCCTCAGCCACATTTCCTTCTCTTCCCATTCGTTCAAGGCGTTGTCTCTCACCCTGCCTTCTGGCTTCATGATGTAGGCAGAAAGCATCCCTTCCACCTTCTTAAGATATTTGTCGAACCATCGGTAGAACATCGGTCGTTCCTTGTCGTTCTCGCTAGTCGGAATAATCTCATCCTGTTTTGAGTCGCTTCCTCGTCTCGCCCTGCCAATCATATTCGTGGTGGCATCAATGTCGTACCATAATTGGTTGGCATAGATGAAAATATGCTTGTCAAAGTAGATGTGTGCAGGTTTCGGCGGACGAGGTAAGAATGGGTTAGGCTCTGGCTTCCATCCTCGCTCTCTCAAAATATGCGTTGGGTGCAATGGGTTAAATTCCATATTATACCTCCTTTGCTACGGTTACTTCCACCTCCACGCTCAGCTTGTCGCTGTGTCTGGAGAACAATGTTACGTATGCCACGCCTGTGTTCTTTGGCTTCAACCAGAAGGCTTGAGGTTCCTGTATGCGGTGAACTTCCAAGATGCTATTGTCGTTGCTTCGTGCCTCAATATCATCTATGGCTCCATCGTCTATGCTGTAAGACAGGGTTACGTCATCCTCGTCTATGCGAATAGTGATTCCGCCGTCCGCATCGCTACCATCCACCTTGGCGGAAAGATGTTGCGTGTAAGGCACCGTTGGCAGCACTGGACCACTCAGCACAAAGCATCTTCTGATGGCTTGCTCGTCCATCGTCATGAAACTTTGGTATGGCTCGGCTTGCTTCTGATTGGTGGTCTTCACCCACCACTGGAATATCATGTAGTCCTCCACATACTTGGCTACCATTCTGGCTAGCGTGTCGGTCAGCGTTCCGTTGCATCTTCTAGAGGCGTTCAGCGTAAACTCCACCACATCGTCCGTCTTGTCAGCGTAGTAGATGATGTTGTCGCCCATGGTCTGCTCGTTCGATACGATGTAGTCGGCGAGGATGGTCTTCACCATTTCTAGGGCAGTCTGGAAGTCATA